TCAAATTTCGATTTTTTTCCAACTAAGACCCCTATCATCCTGATACATTCTGGTCATATCCATTGATTTGTGTCCTAAAAGCTGGTTAGCGAACTCATTTGATTTTTCATTCCCATACACTCTGGATGCTAGGCTTCGGATTTCGTGGAACGTCGGCGGAGAACCCTCCCATGACAAACCACTTTTGCCTCTGGCTAGTGAAAAAGCCTTGCCAATGGTTTTATCTGCTAGCATATCACCCTTCTGTGAAACCAGCACGAATTCCTTTCCGTTCAATTCATGCTTGCATCTATCTAGCACTGATTGCAAAGTTTTATTAGCTATATTATTTGAAATGGTAAGCGGTATTGCTATTTTAGTTCCTGTTTTCTCTTGCTCTATCCATAAGTAACCATCATAAATGTCATTCCATTTTAATTTTCTAATATCACCAGAGCGCTGTCCTGTTAATATAGCCAAATCCATACTCATGCTAACCCAAGGCTGACAGTGTTCTACAGCGGTGTTGTATATCTGAATATAATCACTTTCTGACATCCTGGTTCTGGCTATTTTATTCCTTGGAACTCTGGTTGCTATTACGGGGTTGAAATCAATCACCCCATCAGACATCGCTTCGTTAAACATATCTTTTAGAATACTCCGCATCAATCTAGCTGTAGTTATATTTCCATCAGAAACAATGTTATTTATGTAATCAGCAATATCTTTAGTTTTTATTTCATTTAAAGGAACATTATTGAAGCTATTTTTTATCCTTTTTAACCGTCCTTGGTAGTCATCTAGGGTCTTTTTCTTTAAATCACGGAGGAGTATAATCTCACCAAATCTGTCTATCCAATCATGAAATTTTATTGCATCGTTACTTGCCATTCTGTTTATTAATGATTCTTTTTTTCCATAAATAAACAAGTTAGCCGAGATGGCTTCATTTACCGCCTCGGCTTTATTTCTTCCTATACCGTATTCAATGCCGGTTTCGGGGTTTCGGTAGCTGTAATATCCTTTTCTACAATATAGGTTAGGTGGTAGGTGAGCGTTTTTGGGACTTCTGTTTCTTGCCATCTGTCTCAATCCTTTTTAACAGTTTGCAGTTTTTATTTAATAGAATGCTTGGGTTAAGATTTTCGTAGTTTGTTATTTTTTGTGCGGATGGGTGTATTAAATATTGATATCCGTCAAATGTTGGAGCTGGGTATATTTTCCCAGCGCTTATCCACCGCCTTATCGTTTCATCACTTCTTCTGTGCTTTTTTGCGAATTCTCTGACTGTTTGCATTTATGCGCCTCCGTTCTTCCTTTTATATTTCTCATAATCATCCCCGCAATCTTTACTGCAATATGCGCTATTTGGTTTTGCTGGCATTTCTTCACACCAGATGCACATTCCGTTTATTGATTTAGTTACTGGCTGGCGATTTGATAATGCTGCTTGAATGTGTAATTGTTCTAGTTCGTTTGCTGAGTCGATAATATCCATAATTCACCTATGCTATTTTCAATACGTTATTAGATTGAATATTGCTTTCTACCTGAGCACCTCACCACAAACCACCTCAACATCCCGCACCGCCATTATCTGCATAGCACGGATCTCGCATTCTTGCTGTGTGTATATTTGCTCAGATACAGGCACAGCAGACCCCTGCATCACAAGCAGTAATACATATCCGATTATTTGCATGAATTGTTACTCTGAATTTTAGATATAAAAACCCCGCTAGTGCAGGGTTATATTTTAAAAAATTTCTTTTATTGTAAAATACATTTCTTTTATTTCTGGTATTTTATATGCTGCGTAAAAAGCTATTGCAATAAGAACGATAAAAAATAAGGTGGAGAAAGCTCGAGACCAGAAAATATATTTATTCTCGCCTTTTTTTACTTTTTCCCACTCTGTTTTGAGTACTGTTGATGAGTGTTTTATGAAATTATCAATATCGTCATCATTTTTTACTCCTTTTAATGTCTTGGTACATATTGAATTGAGGTATTTTATTAACATTTCCTCATCATTGGTCATGTTTTCTTTGTGTATTCTAAGTGTTATCTCATATTTTGTTCTTGTTAGTTGCTCTTTTAATTTTTCCAATTTTTCTTCATGCGAAATAATCGTTTCTTTATCTCTAACTTTGGATGGTGTAATTGTTTTTATTTGATAGATAATCGTAATGATTGATACAAGATTTTTTCTTAAATCGTTAATCCAAATCTGCCTAAACTCAGAAACTTTATTTTCTTTATTGATTACAAGACCAACAATGGACACGGCTCCTGCAACTATTGCCACCATAAGAGTAATAAATTGAGCTGACATAACTCCTCCTTATTTAAAGCAGGAATCATACTCACATCCATGTGACTAATCCACACCTAAGAGACTGAATCAATACATATGTGGCGTTACTTTCATTGCATCCCTTCGAGTTAAATTAAGCTATCCGTAGCTTTCATGGTTATATCTTTTGGTTAAATCACATAAATAGCGTGGCGTGGGTAGGGGAGTCCGATAGGAGCGAAGGGAATATTGTCATCCCAATCCATCGGTGGTTCATTCTGCGGCGCTTGCTGTGACTGTTGAGGCTGTCGCGCTGGCTTCCGGCTTTCTGCCTGATTACCACTGTTTCCGCCTAGCATTTGCATAGAACCGCCGACATTCACAACGACTTCTGTTGTGTATCGGTCTTGACCGCTTTGGTCTTGCCATTTACGCGTTTGCAATGAACCTTCAATGTAAACTTGTGAGCCTTTTTTCAGGTATTCGCCTGCAACTTCAGCTAATTTTCCGAAAATCACTACACGGTGCCATTCGACGCGCTCCTTCATTTCACCAGTCTGCTTATCACGCCACGATTCCGATGTGGCTAGTGTGAGATTTGCTACTGCGCCACCGTTAGGCATGTAGCGCATTTCGACATCTTGACCCAAATTTCCAACAAGTATGACCTTATTCACTCCGCGACTAGCCATCAGTTCCTACCTCCTCAAACTCGCCTTCAAATACTGAGGCGTTTTCCTGATCGATATTAGCCTCTGCTTTTTCATCAAGAATTACCGCTTTCTGCATTTCGATAGAGACTGGCAGATATTTAAATAAGCGACGGATAACAGTTTTCTTCGCCATTTCTTCCCAGTGAGAGACCCATGGCCCATTTTGACCAGCCTTGCTTGATGCTCTGACTTTCTCAATTTGGTTATGCGTCATAACTTCAAACTGGACACCGCCATCTTTCAGCCTTGCGACAGCGTAAACGTGTGTAATTGGTGAGTCCTCATTTTCACCCGGTACGTGCGTTAAGTTTTCATTCAGTCCATACTCAAAGTGGAAACTATCACCTTGCCTTACCGTTCTGGCTGAAATGCTGATTATTTGATTTGAGCGACGGGCTAGATCAATCATTCCTCGGTAGCCAATGATTAACTGCGCGTCAGTCCTAACTGTTACCCACTGATTACCTTGTTTTTGTCTCTTATCAAAAGGCAAAATATATGCATGACCTAAAGCATTGCCAGGTTCTAATCCGAGTTGTGAACACTGTACTACTGCGCCAATAAAGCTCTGCATATCACAATTAGCTAACTCTGGCGTTTTTCGAATCTCTGTTGTCACAATGCGGATCATGCGGTCAGGAGTCATGTGGCGAGGTAGGGCTGCTGCTAGCTGAGCTTTCATGCTTGGTTTATTGATAAACTCAACCAACATCTGATCTTTGGTTTTTTCTTTTACTTCTGTACCTTGTATTTTTTGTAAGTCAGCTTGAGCTAATGGTGGGTTACTCATTCCTTAATTCCTTAGCCCAATAGGGCAGTGATAATGTGCGTATGCCTGCCCATTCATCCGTTTTTAGGCATTCTGCATACGTTCTTAAATTTTGTTTGTAGGTTGTTCGACCAATATCTTTTGCTTGTTGGTCTAAATTGAAAACTCTAACGGGGTATCTACCGCAGTCGATAGTCGTGCTAACAACGAGAAAGACAAAAACAGGGGATTCGCCTGTTAATGATTTATATCCATCAGAATAAAAAGAGTCCTGTACGTGATACCGATACTCGTACATGGAGCGATCGAACCGCTGAATATCGGCTGAGCTTTTTACATCAACAATCCAATGATGCTCTTGAATGAGTTTATCTGGCCTGCAACGACAAAGAATGTCCGTATCCTTGTCTTTCCAATAGATGCTGCTTTCAGCGATTCCTTTCGCCTCCAAGCACCATCGAGCTATTGGGTGAGCCATTGTGCTATCTTTCATGAGTGATAACTTCCTGTTATCTTCATTGGTAATTGGTGTGATATTTTCCTTTTCACACATTTCAAGAAATTCTTTTTCTTGCTCTTTCCCTGCATTGGTTCTACGATTTACTTCTGGTGCAACCCTAAATCTTTTTTGAAATTCATCAGGCTCCAGCAATAAGCAATGCAAAGCCGTGCCAAAATCTGGAGCCTTTGTTTTTTCTTTATCTACTGGCGCATCCCTATGCCATATAAAATCAGCCGGAGATTCATTTATTAGGTCCAACTGTGATTTACTTATACCTAATCCATTATGGTAGTCCTCATTTGATATGTTGTAATAAATTCCTTCTTTCACATCATTCGAGCCTCTTTCATTAGTGATTTAATAAACTCACTTGCTCGATCCTGAGCTTCATCATATTCACTGTCTGTCCATTTATCAGTGAGCGTGCTTCCTAGCATTTCCATAAGTTCGTGAGCTTGTTCTGCTATGTATGCGCTTTGTGCATCCTGCCAAGCATCATTTTCTAATCGACGCTCTTCCTGAGCATCTCTCATTGCATATGCATTCACGCCGCCTCCTTGCTATTAGCCTTGATGTGTTCGACAATCCATTGCCCGTCGCCTGCTGCTATGGCTTCATCAATAAACCCAGCAAGCTGCCCATTTTCCTTAATGTTTTCGTAGCGTTCTTTTTCCGTGAACTGTAGCTTGCTTATAATTGTTCCGTAATCACCGTCTATGCGCTTGATGTCATTTCCGTTGACACAAGTAATAATTGTTCCTGATGAGGAGTGGTCGCATCCAAAAGTTGACAATAAAAGCTGTATGCATTTATTCATAAGTCACCTCACCAAAGCAGGAAGTAATAGGAATGCGAATATTGCTATAACTGCCAGACAAAAACCTGATGTTGGCTTATTTCTAACTGCTTGAGGTTTAACTGGTTTAACCATGCAAACGTCTCGCATTGCACGGCTGTATTTGTTTTTTGATTGCATGATTAATCCTCACGTATCTTACGATAGCGATTGTTATTGAAAGTGTTCTGGTGTTGGTGCGGTGGGTTACTGCTGACCGAGGGCTTTTGTGATTGCTTTATTTGCGTTGATTACGCAAAGGACATCTTCTAGCTCTTCGTCTGTGTCACCGTTTAGCTGAGAGCGGGTGAATTTGTACTCTATTACAAGCTTTTGTAGCGCCTCTAATAACTCTGGCGCTGCTGCGATTAGATTGTCATCTCCTACATAACCATACCCTTCAGCGACAATATCCCCATCAGCCCCATATATGAACCCGTCTCTAACTTCCCACGGGCTTGGTGTTGTATTTAATTCCATATCACCCCCTAGCCTTTAACATTGCATCTGCCATCTCGTAGGCGATCGTTGCCACCCATTCAATATGTGAATCTGGTAGTTCGTCGATTATTGCGGTATTGGTTAAAATCCCATTCATAGCCTTAGCCGCTAGGTGATCTCTAAAAGAGATATCAGTTAACATCAAATCAGGCTCTTTGCCATCTGGACGCCACAGTAAATCATAGTCACCGTTATCATCGAAGCTTGTTACTTCATATCTCCAGCGGTGGCCTTTGTATTCGAATGTTTCATTTAAGCAAGAGTAGTGATGTCTATCTTTCGGGAATCGTGCCGCCATGTACTCCCCGTGCTCTGGCGAGTCTTTATATACTTTCAGTGTTATTGCCATACTCCCTCCGTTATTAACTAACTCAACAGTTTCCAAAATGGAAATAGTTGGTTGCACTTTGTTATTTCCTATCCGTTATTAACTAAACACGATGCTAGTTAAGCCGCTTTTTCAGTTGGTAATCCGATAATTTCATTTAGCTTTTCAACTTTAAGTGCGGGCAGTTGAATCGATGCCTTTTCAACATCTTTCGGTAATAGCTCTTTAGCTTCAGGCCAGATGGTTAATAGGCGTTTTACTGTAGTTACTGAGTTTAAAGCCGCTGTCACGTTTGCTTTTACGTCTTTAACTTTATTGGTAATATTGCGTTTTTTATCTTCAAGCTCTGAGAATTTAATACTTAATGGATGATCCGCTGCAAACAGGCACTTAGAATCACATGGGGTTAACAGGTAAGTATTATCTCCATTTTCTTTTTTGCCGTACTTCAACCAAAGCCGCATTCCACCAAACGATGCGTAAAGGCGGTGTCTTAGAGCGTAATGAACACCAATGTCTTCATTTACTGATTGGCGAAGTTTTTCTGCAATCTCAGCAGCCTTGCTATATAAGCCATCCATTTCTTTGGCTTTACTTTCACCACCAAGCGCTTCAATGCGAACCTCTAAAGCTAGCTTGTTATATTCGATGTCTAATTCTTTTTCCTGCTGGATAACGCCAGATTTTTCTAATGCGTTTTGCGTGATAACTTCTTTTAATCTATTTGTTAAACGTGTCATATCTCTATCTCCTATCTATTAATCAACTCACCACAGCCCACAGAATGGACTGTAATTAGTTAACTGTGCCCGTTTATTTATCCACTTAGGGCGTCAGTGGTTTCTCTAGTCCCCACCAAAGAAATTGGTTACAATGTGTTCACCCCACCAATGAAAAAGGAAAACAACATGCACGTTCTATCTGAGAGGCAAGAAATGATTATTCAAGCATTAAATAACAGAGAATTCTTAATGAAACCAATAACTCAGGATAAATTTAACGAGTTACTGGAAGAATTCGGAGAAGACCAACTAGCAAGAGAGTTGGACTATTTGCAAAAAAGAGGGTTAGTACAAGACGGTGCTGTGAGAATCGGCGTTGTCGATGATGAACCCTATTCTTTTAATATTCACAAAATGGGGTTAACCGCTGATGGTGTTGACTGCGCTAATGCCGATACTCTTGGTAACAAATTAAACGTTGTTAACATAAAAATTCACGAAAGCACCATTAACAATTTAGAAGCAATGATCAGAGCCGTTAACCTACCTGATGAAGATAAAAAACGCTTCTCGATATGGTAAAAGAAAAGGGCGCTGAAGCTGTTGTTAGCAGAATGGTTGATTATGCATTTGCTAATGCGAGCATTGCTACCAAGTTATTCCTTGAAGCTACCAAAACAAAACTTGGATTTCATGACTAAGCCCATCCGTGGGCTTTATCTCGCCGTCACCCCGAACTCACTGCTCGGCTGCTTTGTTTTAACTCCTGAAAATATTGCTACATTAGGTAAGCAACAGTTGTCTACTGAGTCATAAACTTTAGTGCTGCGAATTGAAATTGCTTTTTCAACTCGGCTAATTGGTTTGCGTGTTAGTGATAAGGTAGGGCGTTTTGTTTCTTCTACTTGTTCGCCATGTATTGCAGCTTTTAATCTTTCAGTTAATGCGTGCGCTTCCTGCAATGCTTTTCTGCGTTCCATTCTGCGTAATCTGGCGTTGTTGTAGCCGTGAAAGTTACACATAGTTCTCCCCTTACAGTTTGCTTTGGTGATTGGTGGTGGTCGCCTAGTACCACACGTGCCGCCGTAGCGTTCACCAATCCCAAAACATACTGTCTTTGGTTTGCGCTTTTTCAGCGCTATCTGTTAAAGAGCGAACATCCTGTTTATCTATGGCTCCTTGCCTTCGATGGATAGTGTATTCACAAATTGTGATTTTAATGTCAACCACAAAATGTGTTTATTTGCTTATAATTGAATTAACGTGATGATTTGAAATGGAAAATTTTTTATTTATAGACACGATTTGTGTCAGAGATCACACTGGCGGGGGAATTGCGGACACAAAAAAGCCCTCGCGGGGAGGGCTGATGCGGAATTACTGTTGTGAAAGAATAAACTGAACCTGAAAATCTCTTAAAAGCTCATTAGTCCTGATAGTTTTCACATTAAAATAGTCACATATATCAGGTATTTTAGGTTTGCATCCATTGTTTTTATCTCTAACCTCGTGAGTAACTACGGTGGCATTTGTTGCTTTTGCTTTAGCGATAATCCATGGGTCTGCTACTGATAAGAATCTTTGAATGTGTGGTAGGCTATTTTTATGTCTTGGGGTATATTCTTGTAGAACATAGTTAGCTATAGCACCAAAGTTCATTTGAGTTTCTTTATCATCAACACTTTGAAAACAATGCCTTATGCCTTTTGACCATGTGCATATTTCATCGTCCTGCTTTTGTAATTCATCAAATACATTTCGAATGCTTATTAATTGTCCGTCCATGAATTTAGACCCCATAAATTCCCAAAATCCAGGGCATAAGTCAAAGCAGTAATAATCTTGTTGCGCTTGAATAAATATATTTGCATCAATTAGATAACTCAAAGCCCAAACTCCTTCTGAGCAAATTCATACAGTTTATTAGGTTGTATTCCTGTTAAGCTCTGAGCTTCTCTTAAAAGTATTTTTCCTTCCAGTGCTTGAGTCACAACAGCAACAGTCAGCCTTTCACTACTTCTAACTTTCTGGTTGCGATTATAATCACCACCACTAGAAGTGCTTTTCTCATTTATTAAACTAACATACTGATTATATTCATGTTTGGATATTAGTTTTAAGTCTGCTGCTCGTCGTGCTATCACCCAACTACTTACTTTGAAAACACTTCTTAAATCATCAATATTTTCTTCAATAGATAAGGATTCGTTCCATTTTTTTAAGAATATTACTTCAGGAGTTAAATACTCTGCCGCAGCTGCATTACAAATCATTTCCTCTTTCTCTCTGGAATTTATAGATAGATCGGATATAGCAGATTGGCCCAAAACCAGATGAGCAAGCTCATGAATTAGTGTAAATATTTGAGCTGCCTTTGCATCATTAGTGTTAATGAAGATAACAGGGGCAATCTTGTCTGCTATGCAGAACCCTCTAAAATCATCAACGCTAATTGGTCTTGTATTGTTGCTTTTTACAACACCGCTTCTCATCACAAGGATCCCTTGAGACTCTATCTTTTTTACTAATGCAGAGAAAAAATCCTTCCACTTACCTTTAGTGGGCGGAATTTGAATATCAATATGCTCTTTAATTGTAGCTACAATTTGCTTGGGGTTACTATTAGGCGGAAGCTTTCCTACCAACTCTACTTCAGGTAGCCCGTTAGACAAGGCATAGTCTTTGTACCAGTCTTGTTTAATTAACACATCACTAATGGTGTCTTTTAGTGCTACGCTTATCTCATTATTCCGACTACCTACTGTTCTTCTATCTGGAATAGGTAGTTTTTCCTCTGGAGGGGTATTTAGGTATAAATAGCCAAATGGTATTTTTGTTATATTTGCATACCGTTGCGCTTGGGCGAAAGTAATTGGTTCCTTACCTTCTTCCCAAGCAATAATTGCATCGACAGGCTTTTTGAATTTTTCAGCAATATAATCCACAGAGAGAGAGGCTCGGCATCTCGCCCATGTAAGTATATTATTGTTAATAAATGCCTGAGCCATTGTATGCCTTGATGTATTGTTAGCTATCTCATTAAGGTAATTATGTGTTTGATTAAATAAAATATCAATTCGGTTATACCTATTATTCCAAGTACATCACACCACCCACACCCTAAAACGTGTCGTCATCCAAAGAAGCAGCCACGGGCATCATCTTCAACGAGCCTAATGGCGTCAGAAAAACTGCCTAGCATTATTTCATCGTAGTTGTGCCAGTTGCTGTCTTTATCCATCCAAAACAGAGACCAAGAGCTGTTAGATTTGTCATGTGTAATTTTTGCTATCGGCTCTTGAGCTTGCCCGTCACTCCAAGTAAGGCGTCTTACTTCAAATATGACAACGGAGTCATCTTCAATGCTATAGCTTAAATCCAGCTCATCCCTTAGGTGTTCAGCAGGTCGGCGCTTTTCCATGAAAAACTCCATACACCGCTTAATGTTAGCTATCTCAATGTCGTTAAATGCCATGCATTCTCCTAAAACGTGTCGTCAGGCCGTCCAAAAATCATCTCGTAGAGTTGGAATATGGCATCATCATCAAAATCAAACCATACCAGCATTGCAATCACGGATAGTGCTGCGGTTATTTCTACCTTGTGCTGCTTGATACAACCCCATAATTTTTTCATATGAACGTGTCGTCAGGCCATTGTGACTTGATTACCTTGCCTATGATTGTGCAGTTGCCATTAATCGGTATCATCTCGAATCGTGGATTTAATGGCTCAAGATAACACTGACCAGACTCACGAATTAATCGTTTAAACGTAAATTCATCACCATGCAGCCTAGCTATGCAGAAATCACCTATATCTACAGGTTCTTCTGGGTCTACAAGTATTAGCATCCCTTCTGGGAAACTAGGACGCCCACCTTGAGGTGCGGTCATTGAATGCCCCTCAACTTCAAGCCAGAATGCGTCATCACTTGCTTTTCTAGCTGTTGGTATCCATGCAATCGCATCTTTTTCGGTGTAAGTGTTGCTATTACCTGTAAATGCGCCAGCCTGTACCTTCGTGAATAGAGGGTACTCATAGTTACTAACAACCTGATCGCTTCTATCACCAAACATCAATTCCGCAGGTGAAACACCTAAAGCCTCGCTGATAACTAAAGCATCATCAGCACTTATCTTTCTTTCCCCAAGTTCATAATTTCCAATTCTAGAAGCCGCGGAATATCCGCACAGCTTTGCAAGTTGCGCTTGGCTTAATCCTCTAGATTCACGAATAGACTTCAGTCTTTCGCCGATAATTTCATTTATTTTTTTCATGCTTATCTTTTAACACAAAACGTGATGTAAGTATTTAAACGATTCGTGATTGACAGTTAATCACATATTGTGTGTAATAGGGGTTGTAGACATGGAGGATACACACAATGAATAACATCGCAGAACAGCGAAAAAAATTAGGAATTTCTCAGGCTGTTTTGGCCTCATCAATCGGATGGGGTCAATCTCGTATTGCAAACTACGAGCTAGGTATTAGAACGCCTAGCCTTAATGATTGTCGAGTAATCGTTGAGGCATTACAGAAACTTGGTGCGAAATGCTCACTAGATGACATTTTCCCACCAAAAGCAGCATAAGCACCAAATCGCTCTTTAACATCTCAGCGCTGAAAAAGCGCACATCAATACACACTCACAGGATCGTGAGTCACGGACTAACTGTATCTAAAAGGACTATAGACTATGGAAAATGCAAAAAATATCAAAGTAGAGTGCTCATCAAACGAATTGATGACGTTTTACATTCAACAAATGTATTCAGTCGGTAATAACGGACTCGCTAAAGCGCTAGGAATACACCCATCAAAATCCAGTCGAGATAAAGCCAGAATATTCGATTTAGCTTGCCAGTTGGTGAGTAAGTTCGGATTACCGCCTGACTCTGTAAATATCAGTGATAAGCCAACGAAAGTTGTTATCGAAGGTGATTATGCAGAAAGGGTTATTCAGGCTCTTGAAGGGAAGGGAAAGGTTAAAAGAAAAGCCTCAACCACGGCGAATGATGAGGCTCAAATCAGTTTAAACATTTAATTTTATTTACCCATTAATACTGGACGAATAATCAGTATTAGTCAAGTAATTTGATTGCTCATAGATAAGCTCATTAATAAAAATTTAATGGGCTTTAATTTCATGAGGTTAAAAAAGGATATGGATAATTATGAGTATAACGTCAATGTTTTAATGCCAAATTGCTATTTTGAACAAGATGAGAAATGGGTTAAGGAAATGTTATTGAGGATAAGGCCATCGATAAGAGCAAAGGTATCGGTTAAATATTCTGAAGTTTATCAAGAGCATTTCGATGATGAACCTATACCTTACAAAAAAATAAATGCTGGTAGAAAGGCTGCAAATACACGGTTAAGGAACTTTGTAAAAAACTACTCTTCCTACCTCGATGGATATGTTTCCGAACCGAGAGTTTTTCAACAAGGCACTGGCCAGATGAACCAACCATCTCAAGGCGTCGCCTGAATCACCGAATTCAATACAAAAATATGGCCTGTTCCTTGGAAAGTGTAGCAATGCTGATACATGGCACTAGGCATAAGTATCTGATTCAAAAGCCAAAAAAAAGAAAATCCGAGTTCTAACTTGACCCCTATAAGGACAAGGAAGGGCAATTTGGAAATTTCTTAAAAATCAAATAGTTAAATAACATCAAAACGACAGGATCTGTCTCCTAAACGGACAGGATCTGTCTCTTTTGCAAAAAATGGGCTATCACAAAATGAAAAAATGGTCAAGAGTTTTTTATGCGCGAGAGTTTTGCAAGCGTTTGTCAAAAGTATCCCCAACCGCCACTGAGCTATACGGGCTAATCACTGACAGTTGCGACTGGAAATATGGTCGGTATGTTGCGACGAGGGCTGAGGTAGCTGAGATCCTCAACGTGAGCGAGAGAAGCATTCAGAGAGCCAACAAAGAGCTTGAGGCGGTAGGGTTAATCAAGTTTAAGCGTGGCATATACGCAATAAACCCAGAGTTTAACTGGGGAGGGAGGAGTTGGAATATATCGAAATCATGTTACTACACGATGGACAGGAAAGGTGCTCAGGTTATTGATTTTAATGACGCAGCAGAAGCCATTAAATCAAAAAAACTTGAGGGAATAGCCCGAAAAACCTTGAGGGAGGTAGACGGGCGTAACGCAAAAAGGAATTAATCATGCTCAGTATAACGCCAAAAGCTAAGCAAGTCACTGCACTGGATATGCTCAGGAAGAACTGGAATCAACACCGAACGATGTTACTTTCTGCAAGTGTTGGATTTGGTAAAACCGCGATAGCCGCATTCGTGGCTGACGGCTTAGTTTCTAGAGGGATGAGGGTCATGTTTGTCGCCCCCTACACAGTGCTGATTGAACAGACTGCAACACGGTTTGTTGAGTACGGACTGCCAGTCGATGAGATCAGTTACTTGTGGCGCGACCACCCACTGTATGACCCCAGCAAGTTGATTCAGATTGCATCTGCAGACACGTTAATTCGCCGCAAATTCCCTGACAACATTGATTTACTCATCATCGATGAAGCCCACATGAAGCGAAAAAAAATACTCGAAATTATCCGAGATACGGATATTCGTGTGGTTGGGTTATCGGGGACGCCCTTTGCTAGTTGGATGGGCGAATACTACGAAACACTGATTAAACCAACGACGATGAAGGAGTTAATCGAAATTGGTGATTTGAGTCCTTATGAATTTTACGCGCCAGATAATCCCGATGTTAGCGGTGTAAAAACATCAAAACTATCGGCATTTGGCAATGACTACAACGAGGAGCAGTTAGCAAAAATCATGGGCGATTCTGATTTGGTCGGGAATATCGTCAAATTTTGGTTAGAACATGGCGAGGACAGGCCAACAGTTTGCTTTTGCGTCAATGTCAGCCATGCAAACTACGTCACGATGGAATTTAACCGAGCGGGGATCAACGCTGAGGTGATGACCGCAGACACGCCACACGATGAGCGGCAGTTGATTATTAACCGTTTTGAGAGTGGGTCTACAAAAATCATCGTTAACGTTGGTGTTTTGGTTGCAGGGTTCGATAGTGACGTTCGCTGCATCATCTACGCGAGGCCAACAAAATCGGAAATACGCTGGGTCCAGTGTCTTGGTAGGGGATTGCGTACTGCACCAGGTAAAGATAAATGCTTGATATTTGATCACTCAGGTTCTGTTCACCTTCTCGGGTTCCCTGATGAAATTGAATACGACGACCTGCAAAACAAAAACGATGGCATGAAAACACAAAGCAGCTACCGAGATCAGGTCAAGGCAGAGAAAAAACCTAAAGAGTGCCCATCTTGTCACTACATGAAGCCAGCAGGTGTTTATGTTTGCCCTAAGTGTGGATTTAAACCACTGATGGGAGAAAACGTTCAAGTCGATGAAACTCGTGAACTCAAAAAACTGAAAGCAGGTGAACAGATATTTACCAAGGAGCAAAAACAAAGTTGGTGGTCACAAATCAAGTTTTATCAAAAACAGCGTGAGATATCAGGCAAGCCTATTTCTGATGGTTGGTGCGCGCACACGTACAAGAAAAAATTCGGGGTATGGCCTCGTGGATTACATGATACACCGCAAGAGATAACTCCCGAAGTTAGTAATTATATTCGTTCAAAAAATATCGCTTTTGCAAAGATGCAAGCGAAGAAAAATACAAAAGAGGTAAAACCGAAAACAGAGGCTGAAAAAATAGCATCAGCAAGGTCACACTTGGAAGATATACGGGAAAAGCTCAGCTTAGGAGGTAATCGTGAAGACGGTAGAGGCAGTAATAGGTCGATGGCCTGAGATATTTGAGTATTACAAATTACCGCCAATCACAGGGAAAAAACACTATCAAGGGGAATGCCCTATATGCGGAAAGAAAGGAAAATTCAGGATAGATAATAAAAACGGTAGGGGAACTTGGATATGCTCATGTGGTGCTGGTGATGGCTGGAAACTACTGGAACTTACCCAACAAAAAGATTTTAGAGTTTTAGCAAGTGAGATAGATCGGTTAATCGGAAACAGTTATTCAGGCCAAGTAGTACCGCACGCAAAATCAGATGTAAAAGCCACTCGTTCAAAAGTTATCGCAAGGTTCGCTTCACTAATCCCACTTAAAGATACATCAGCTCATAGATATTTGATGAGCAGGGGGATCAACGTTTTACCATCTCAGCACGTCAGATACAGTAACACACAACAAAATGGATTTACTTCGCTCTGGTCAATTGCAACAGATGATCGTGGTGCTGGCTGTTATCTGCACAGGACGTTCTTGGACGGTGAAAAAAAGGCAAACTTTGAAGGAAATAAACGCCTTACCAAACTACAGGAAGATAACTATTTAGATTTTGCTGGCTCTATTGCCATTCGAATGAGCCCAGTAGCATCAACGCTGGGGATTGCCGAGGGGATAGAAACAGCCCTTTCATGTCAGCAAGTCTATGGCTGTAACACTTGGTCAACGCTTAACGCCAATTTCATGCGTAAGTTTAGAGCGCCAAAAGGTGTTAAGCACCTCATCATATTTGCAGACACGGACAGCAACGGCACAGGGCTAGCAGCCGCTTTTGAGTGTGGAAATCGAAACATTCTAAGCAATAACGATGTTGAAAAAGTCAGTGTCCGATGGATTGACGGAACAGGCGATTTTAACGACATGCTAGTCAATGGGGCAAAGGTATTTCAACAGGAGTTATGGCGCAAGCAAGCAGCCTAACACACCAAATCATAAGGACTTCTAGATGAATTTATTAACACATACCGTCACCAAGGTATTAGGTGATCCTGTTCGTCACACTTACAAATCGGATGATGGAACAGAAAATGAATATTACCTAACGCCAGTTGAGTGTAATTGCTGGGGTCATATTTCTAACACGAAAGTGATGACAAATACTCTTGAGCAAGCCAAGGCAATTAAAGTTGGATATGAGTGGGAATCGTGAGGATTTTTAGATGGAATATTTACGAGATATTTTAGGCACATTGTTTTTCATGCTAGTACCGATTACTGGATTTTTATCTGTTGCATTCCTGATGTATCACGAAAAATCAGGTTGGGGGTGGTTACTTTTAGCAGTGGTTGCCATATCAGGAAGTTTAAAAATTAGTTATGGCAATTAGGCGAGGTGTTGAGTGATGAAAGGAACAACGTTAACAGAGCTAATGCGGAAACAAAAAGTTCTATCTCCGCATTTGTTGCTATTCAACCTATCAAGACTCAGATCGCCTTTTTTCAATCATCTCTGGCAAGGTGAAGGAGTACATCAGAAATACCTCGGTAAAGCCTAGTATCTGTTTCGCTTCCTCTTTCGTAAATTCTTCGTCAGAGTGAATCGCACCGTTTGAATCAATTCTTACGATGTGAGCCCAATCTTTCATCTGTTCAGTTATTTTTCCCTTAGAAAATAGCATGGTGATACGCTTGGATAATTTTTCATCCTTAGCTTCATCACCCATGAGTATTTTGGTTGCAATATCCATGACCTTTCTGCAATTCATTACACAAGTTTCATATCTACCACGTTGAAAGTCATCTTTTGATTCAATGAAGAATTTAGCAGCTCGACTTGGGGTGTTTTCTGGTGCCGAAACACTCTTTATCTCAGGGATTACTTCTAAAATTTCATATTCATTTAAATCAGAAGGGATAACTATATTACTTTGATATTGTTGGCTATATTTGAGGGGCGGTACTTGGTAGTAACTAATATCCACAACCACAACCCCAACTTTTTGGCAACTCCTGCACTTAAAAGCAACATCAACTATTGGCACGTCATTACCGCGCATATGTTCGCTAAAAGCCTGAAGAACTGCGTTTTCACGTAAACAAAAAGGACAAGTTACATCAAATGAGAGCATACCCATGAATACATTAACTCCATTATTAAATGATATTTCAATAATTCTTAACAGTTCAGATAGACCTGAATTTACCTTAATTCAACGTTACGAAATAGCCTCATCATCGCAAAAGCTAGAACTTGTTATAGCACTGATAGGTAAACTTATTGAGCTGGATAGGAAGCTAAAGGCTTTACCACTCCCACCAATGGCAGAGGGTGAATGATGAGCAAAAGGATTAAAAACTGCCCAATGTGCGGCGGCGACAATGTTAAGCTATTTTACCCATGCCCTTTATCCGGTGGGCATTATATGGAGTGTTTGCAGTGCTATCTAAAGATAGAGCGAGCATCTGCACATGAAACCATAGCAGCATGGAACAGGAGAGCTAACAGTGAGTGATAAGTTAAAGTGTCGTCGTTGTCGTAAAGTGACTGAACTAAAAGAGCTTAAGAAAATACATAAAAATGACTGCATTGTTTTAGTGTGCCCTTACTGTAATTGCAGAAACTTCAACAACGTGTTTCTAAAAAATTGAATAGGAGGTTAACTTGGAAGCAGATTTCCTCTTCCACGAATCAACCAAAAATACCGCATGGCAACATCTCAAAGAAGTTCTAGCAACAAACCAACCACACCGAATCATTATCAAGCCTTGGAAGTCCACACGATTACTATCTCAGAATGCAACTTTCCATATGTGGTGCGGAGAGATAAGTAAGTATCTGTGTAAAAACAAAGCTAATTTCACGCCTGAAGCTGTCAAGGACATGTTAAAGCACACATTCCTAGGCTACGAGGTGGTAGAGATGATAGACGCTACTACGCAAGATATAGAGCGCGTCAGGACACTACGAAAAACATCAAAGTTAGATACAGGTGAAATGTTCCACTTCATGGAGCAGGTTGAGTGTTGGGCGGCGGGTATAGGTTGTCTCGTGACGATACCGAAAGAATCACAGTACATGAAACTCAAGGAGCAGCAAGAGAGATGAAAAACGAAGCAGAAGCGTTTATGAGCGCATTAACAACGTTAAAGCTATGTTGGGCTATCCATAAGTCTAATGATGCCGTCAGGAAGTGTGCAGGGCTATTAAAGCGCAAATTTAAAGAGCACTTAGCGTATGAATCAATGCGGAAGATTGAAGGCAGCAGCAGCCCGATGTTGGTCATCACACTTGCCGAGTGGGAGTTAGGGAAATGACAAGTATCTATCGTTCTAAAAAATGGCTCAAAGCAGTAGCCCAAATCGAATGCTGTGTTTTGTGCGGTCGCTACGGTACTCAGGTAGCACACAGAAACGAAGATAAGGGAATGGGGCTTAAGGTTGACGATAGCCTCACAGCAGCATTATGTCAGCACTGCCATCACGAGATCGATAACGGCAGCAAGTTAAGTCGAATTGAAAGGCGTCAACTAATGGATAGGGCGATAGTTTTAACGCTTAGAGAAGCAACAAGACGAGGGCTTATTGCGCCAGTGTGAAAACATACAACATCGTGCCAGTGCCCAAGCCAAGGATGACAAAGGCCGATAGGTGGAAAAAGCGACCACCAGTTTTAAGATATTTTGCCTTCAAGGATGAAGTAAGACTCAAAAAAGTAACCCTTTCAGAATCACATTACCACATCACCTTTGTTTTACCCATGCCGAAAAGTTGGAGCAAAAAGAAACGCTCTGAAATGAATGGCAAGCCTCACCAGCAAAAACCCGATAAAGACAATCTAGAAAAGGCGTTACTTGATGCCATTTTTGATGATGACTCTCGTGTGTGGGATGGGCGAGTTACAAAGTTGTGGGGTGAAGAAGGGCAGATAATTATCCAGGAGGTGCAATAGTGAATATTGAGTGGATACGAGAACAAGTTAGCACAGCATTAGCAAATATACACACATCCGAAAACGGTCAACTAGGTGCAATGGAGGAACAGGCAATACTTGCAACAGACAGATTTAAAAAGAATCCAGTGCGCTATGCTGGTGCGGGAAAGCACAGATATAGATTACCCTCATGTCCACTCAACACTAAACAAACTCGTGCAAAAGGCACATCTAAACCATTAATCAATGAGCTGACTTATCATTACTCATCATGGCGTAGGGGTATCTACAGGCTGCCTGATGCAATGCGCTCATGGCTGCTGTACTGCTACGGTGATTATGCATATTACAACGAGCAATTATCAGTCGTACCGTATATCTGGCGTGAATTTGAATTAGCTAATGCCAACAAGCGGATCACTGGAAAAGTTAAGCAACGATTACAGGCGCTTGCATTGCTGGCTGTACAGGTGGTGCGTGGTGAGATTAACGAAATACCCTTTAAATATACCGATGCGAGGTTGGCTGAATTGACAGGGGTAAGCAAACAAGGTTGGCATAAAAACTATAACGATTATTGGAATTGTTTGCTTAATTGCTGCCAGAAGCTGGATAAGGACTCACTACTCAGAGTGAGACTGAAAAATTGACACAATCGTAGGGCTATCGTATGCTGAGCGCACTAGAATTTATACGCGGCTTCCGCACCCGATAGCTTTGCGGCTTTTTTATGCCTGCAATCCGGCATAACTACATCCAGACAAAGATCGGGTGGAGAGGTGTAATACAATACCCATCAGGGGAATATGCCCGGAGTTTCGTATAAGCTCTAGTTGACACCCGATCACCAGCTACTAACTGGCGATTGATACTAAAATTATACGGAGGTCGTTATGACTACTCAAATCTCAGTTGAAAGCCTATCTGTTATTACCTTCAAAGATATACCTGTTGTTACCTCTGAGTTATTAGCTGCCTTGTACGGAGCAGATTCTAAGCTTGTGCGCCAAAACTATCAGCGTAATGCCGATCGCTTTATCGAAGGTAAGCATTTTTACAAGCTAACAGGTTCAACCCTAAAAGAATTCAAGATGCAAACCTCTAAAAGAGGTTTGGATAATATTTCACCAAAAGTAAGCCAGTTGTTATTATGGACAGAGCGCGGTGCTGCTCGTCATGCCAAGATGCTCGAAACCGATCAGGCTTGGGATGTGTTCGAAAAACTTGAAGATTACTATTTCAATTCCAAATCTGACACACCAAAAGAAAGCGCACTAATTGAGCACAAAGCCGCTCCAATTATGGTAACCATTCCTACTGATGGTAGGTGGCTGGTTGTTTACAAAAACGGTAAGCACCAAGTTATTAATGTTGATGGCCATAATGTAGTAAATGTTGAATACATCCAAAAATTACAGCGTGATTCAAATTTACTTATTGAATTACTGAAAAGCTATCGTCAGCGTACCCAAGTACTACAAGGGGATAAAAGCGGAGATATTTTAAATGTGCCTCTTGTCACAAAATAACCGAAATTACTCAATCTTGCTGATAAAAGTTGCAAAAGTTTACTTTTTAGCTATAATTTAACCATAAATATATATGATGTCATAATTGTATAAAAATCAAATAGAGCCTCACTTCGGTGGGGCTTTTTGCATTGCAAGGGTTTATATGCTTGATGAATTCGAGTGAGCATAAAAAAACCACCAACTTTTTAGGATGGTGGCAAAAGATTGCAAATCATGTTTATAGCTAAACCAAAAAAAACTCTTGGTCGTCTTTTATTTTAACCAACCAATTAAAAAAAAGAAACAGGCTTTATCTGATGCTCTATTTATTTCTACCATTTTGTTGATATCACCGAAATGGTTTCGTATATGCACCAGTAGCTCAACGGTAGAGCAGGCAACTCATAATTGCTTGGTTATGGGTTCGAATCCCGTCTCGGTGCACCAAATATGCCGCCACAGACTCAGCTTCTAATCTTTACCCTCACTAAAGAGCTGTGCGCGGCTTTCTATTAACTAATCAGGACTACATATATGCAAGAGCCGTTAACAGGCACAGCAACCGCCTCGTTAGCGGGTGTCTCTATTGTAGGTCTCTATTCAGGTATGGACGCAGGCGTTGTAATCGGTGCGTTCGCAGGGGCGGTGATATTTGTATTGTCTGCTCATGATATCCGTCTGTTAAAACGATGGGCGTATTTCACAGTTGCATTTGCGATTGGGATATTAGGCGCTGATTTCATGTCGTCACTACTGAGTGGCATTATCGGAGATAGAGAAGTTGATCGCTCTGTTGGTGCTATGTTCTCATCGGCTGGTTTGGTTGGTGTATTGGTAACAATATCTAAACCCGGTGCTCTCACAGACAGTATCAACAACGTTATTAACAACCTGATAGATAAATTCAGAGGAGGTGGAAGATGACCATCTCAATGTTTTGGATTTACGTCAATTTTTTCTCATGCTTATTCGCTGTTATTCGCCTTGTTAACTATGAGCGTAACGGCGCTAAATACAAATTCTTTCCGTCACTTATAGCATGGGTTCTCATTGTTATGCTTGGTTCTATCCCACTACGCATATTAACGAATGACTACGCGCATGCAGATCCATTTGAAGTCGGAATCAATATCACGCTATGCGCGCTAATAATTCTTAGTCGTGGGAATGTGATGCAAATATTTAGAGGGGTTAGTAAAAATGACACTCGGTGAGAAACAACGAAAATTCACCCGCATGATTGCGGACTTAATTATCTTTGCCTACGACAACGGATATGAGCTGACGTTTTCAGAAGCATACCGAACACCAGAGCAAGCGGCATTGAATGCTAAATCGGGTTCAGGCATTAAAAACAGCCTACACACTCAGCGTCTAGCCGTGGACTTCAACCTATTTAAAGACGGTAAATATCTAACAGCATCAAGTGACCATAAATTACTTGGCGAATACTGGGAATCTATCGGTGGCACGTGGGGCGGTCGATTCAATGACGGCAATCATTACTCGTTAGAACACAACGGCGTTAAGTGATATGGACACGCTAACTAAGGTATTAGCTGGACTACTGGCAATATCTGCATTCTGGCTATGGTGGGTAATAGATGATTACGACAAGCTGAGCAAAGATTACAACACAGCAACCAATCAGTTATCTCGCCAGCAAGCCATTACAGAAAACGCCAACCGCACATTCAGGATTATCAATAATGTCTCATCACTTAATAGCGAAGAGCGGAATAGGTCAGCCGTGGATTCTGAAAAAGTTAAAACGGTTATCAAAACTGTTCTTGTCAATAATGATTGCGCCAATACTGCTATTCCTAGTGACGCTCTTATCAGGATGCACGACTATTCAGAAAGAATACGTGCCAGTGGAGCACATAGCGATACCAGCACACCTAACCGCTGATTGTCTATTACCATACATACCAGAACAAATGACATGGGGTGAATCGTTAATGTTAAACATCTCCCTGTTATCGGTTATTGAGCAATGTAACTCAGACAAGAAAGCAATACGGGAAATTGAACAACAAAGAAATGCCCCAAATATCGGGGCGAAGCGAGAATAATAGTTCATGAATGTAACGTCACTATACGTTAATCGTGAATAACCACAACATTAAAAAGGTAGTAATCTCAAGCAGATGTTACAAATCTGAGCCTCGCAAAATAGCGGGGCTTTTTAATGGGGAAATATCATGGCAACGCAGGGTTTTGATAAGCCAGATCAATTCCGGGAAGAACTGGATAAAAGCATTCCGAAAGAATAAAAAAAGCCCACACACCGCGGGCTAAGTACATCTGTTGAACTAATGAATATCACATTAAATGTAGTTGACGCATTCAAAATATGCAAGCGAATAATGAGCCTCTGAGAAATCAGGGGCTTTTTAATGGCAAAAAAATAGCCCCTGGTGTTGAGGCTTGAAAAGGAAATTATCTTTGCTGTGTACATCTTAAGGACGGCACTAATTCTATACAGAGTTTATTCAATTAGTTACATGGTAGTTAAAAATAAGTTTAATTATGTAAATTTATTTATCTTCCAATGAATCAGAGGCTTTTTAATAGGTGTAATTATCCCACCATTTAAGGGGGTGATCGCTATCTTGACTGCTAGGAACAGACTAGAAGTGGCTTAGCAGTGTATCGCTAGGCTGCGAACTCTACGCATTTCACCGCTCATTCACAGAGCAATTCTAAAACGTCGAATCCAATCACTTTGATATGAGCCTTCGAGGAAGTCAGTTATAGCTGGCGAGCTTCGACGGGCTGATTTTCTATGTGAACGAGGGTTCATTTCAAATGAAGGTAATACGCTATGAATAATACAATCGTTATCCCTGAATTTAATTTCCAAAAGATGGTTATGGCATCTGATGGGCAAGTATTCACAACAAGTAAAAAGATTGCTGATTATTTCGGCAAGCGACATGACAACGTTTTACGGAAAATTAGACAGGTCAGAGATGAGTGTCCTGATGATTTTGCCCGCCTCAATTTTGAGGAGGCTGATTTTATTGATAAAAATGGCGATGTACAGCCAATGTTTAAATTAACAAAAGATGGTTACATTTTGGTTGTTATGGGGTTTACGGGGAAAATGGCTACCTTAATTAAGGTTAGATACATCGAAGCATTTAACTGGATGGCAGAGCAAATTAATCGCTGGAAAGTTTTAGGTGAAGAGGCTCAGCATCGTCATGCATTAAAAGCGGCAAAGTCAGAATTAAAAGGTCGACTAGGTAGTCAGTTAATGAATAAACGGAAGAAAGAGAAGAAAGCACTGCAATTGGAATATGAGCAAATACTCTCACTGACTCAACCCAAATTATTATTTGTAGATGAATAGGCCCTAGCGGCCTTTTTTATTGGGTGGAATATGAAAACAGGAATCATCACATACAAGATGTCGCTTCGTCCATTCATGAAGCCAGCTTTAATTATCGCTGCCATTTTGCATATAGATTGGTTGGCGAATTTATGCTTCAAGAAAGAACTCATTCTTGAAGGTGAGGAAGTAGAAATAAGCAGTTAAATAATAAGGTAAATCATGACTACTGAACTAACAGCAAAAGAGAAAATCCGCTTAGGCTTACTTAAGCTAACAGGCAATAACACCGCAGCAACCGCAAAGGCAATTAAACTCATCAAGGATGACCCACTTGAGTATGAGTTATTTTTCCAATTGTGGAGTAATAACAACGGCAGCTTTGATAACGGTAGCGTCGATACATTAACTAAGGTTGATTCCGTCTATCAACGAGTGCAGGAAACAAAGAAAACGTTATTCAACGATGAAGTAGCAGAATAGCCAATCACAAAGCCAGTTCGAGTGAGCCGGCTTTTTAATTGGAATGTACGTAATATAGAGTAAGTAGATAGCTATCTATTACTCGGGTGAATTCGCTCTAACAGTATATCTATTAACTCTTGCTTGCGGATTCCTTCATTAAATACAAACTTATGACGTATAGGTAAAAATATATCTAACATCCGTCTATATGTTTCTACTGAAGGGCAGTGGGAGTTCTTGGTTAGTTCTGTACCTGAGAAACGCCCCATAGTTTTTAATAATCTGCCTATTTGCATATATTCAGATTCATTATTTCCGTCGAATCCAGGGAAAGTTAGAGAATATTCTGGAGAGAAATGAGGTACGGCTTCTATGACATCTTTCTTATCTTCATCGCTAAGCCTTTCATATGTATATGAAAGCATGTCATACATATCAACGGTATCAACAAATAATTTAACTTTAGATGGAGTTTCATCTTCAGTTTCTAAAGATGGATATTCCCACGACAAGGCCCAATAGTTATCAGTGGAAATAGCCTCTTCAACAATATCAGGGTTAAAACTATTTTCTATTCCCATAGCTCTGTAAATTTCACAAAGCATCATTAATTGAAGTTTTTCGGCTTGAGAATATTTCATTTATTGCTCCTATTTATGAACGAAAATCTACTATAGCATTAATTTGATTTATGGAAGGTGATGTATGGCTAAAAGACCAGATTGGGAGGCCATCGAGTCGGCTTACCGAGCTGGCGTGATGTCCATAAGGGAAATAGCATCTCAATACGAGATAACCCATCAGGCGATAAGTAAGCGCGCCAAGAAAGAAGGATGGGAGCGAGATTTAAAGGCAAAGGTTAAGGCTAGGGCTGAAAACTTGGTTGCCAAAAGGGAGGTTGCCAGTCTGGTTGCCACCGAAAAGGCTATTTCAGAACGGCAACTTATTGAGGCTAATGCCGAGGTTATCGCTAATGTCCGCATGGAGCATAGAGGCGATATTCGAAGGGCTAGAGAATTAACTAACAACTTATTTGATGAACTATCTGCTGAATGTGCTGATGTGCCAGCTTTAAGAAAACTTGGCGAGTTAATGTTTAGTCCTGATGACAACGGACGCGACAAACTCAATGAAATTTACCACTCAATTATCTCCCTGCCTGAGCGCGTTAAGTCAGCCAAGGCATTAAGTGAAACACTCAAAAACTTGGTTGGGCTTGAGCGTCAAGCATACGGTCTTGATGATGTTCAGCCGAATAAGACAGCTAGTCAGCTATCAGAACTAATGGACGACTTATCTAAGGAATAATCATGAAGCCAGAACATCTTGCATTATTAAGAGATAAGCTCTGGCGATTGAATCATCTCTACTGGATAACCAACAAAGAAGGTAAGCCAGTTCGATTTAAAATGACGCCTGAGCAGCTTGAATACTTTGAAGGGATGCACACGCGAAACATTATCTTAAAGGCTCGGCAACTAGGTTTTACGACTGAGGTCTGCATCATCCAATTAGATGCAGCGTTATTTGAGGCGGCTAAATGTGCATTGATAGCTCATACGCTAAATGACGCTAAGCGACTATTCAGGGAAAAGATAAAGTATGCCTACGAAAAATTACCTGATGAAATTAAAGCAGCAAATCCAGCGAGTAATGATGCGGCTGGTGAGTTGGTGTTTAGCAAAGGCGGGTCACTTTATATCAGCACGTCATTTCGTGGCGGTACGCTCCGCTATTTGCACGTTTCTGAGTTCGGTAAGATATGTGCTAAGTATCCAGAGAAAGCACGTGAGATTGTCACTGGCGCATTTGAGGCGGTATCAAGCGATTGTTTTACGACGATTGAAAGCACAGCGGAGGGTCGAGCAGGTTATTTCTTCGATTATTGCCAGTCTGCTGAGAAAGCGCAAATTCAGAATAAGACTCTCTCTAACCTAGACTGGAAGTTCTTTTTCTTCTCATGGTGGAAGAATCCAGAGTATGCCATTGACCCTGTGGAGCAATTACCACAAAGGCTGGTCGATTACTTCGATGAGATAGCTAGCAAACATGGTGTTCAATTAAACGAGCGACAAAAAGCATGGTACTACGCCAAAGAGAAAACGCTTGGCGACGATATGAAGCGGGAATACCCGTCAATACCGTCTGAGGCATTCCAGCAATCGGTTGAAGGCGCTTACTACGCTAAGCAGTTCCGCTTCCTGTACGAAAATAAACGCATTGGCACACTTCCTGATAACTCGCACTTACCGGTTCACACGTACTGGGATATTGGTGTGGGTGATTCAACATCAATTTGGTTTATTCGTGAAGTGGGCGAAGAATTCCACGTCATTGATCACTACTCAAACAGTGGTGAAGGTCTACGGCACTACATGAAAGTGCTGAAAGACAAAGGCTACACATATGCAAGTCACAATGGCCCTCATGATATCGATAACCGCGAGTTTGGTTCTGATGCGAAATCTCGGCGTGAATTAGCGCGTGAAGGGTACGAAATCGACGGACAAATTTACTCGATTCGATTTGATGTCGTGCCGAGAGTGTCTATCGATGAGGGTATCGAGGCGGTACGTGAAATTCTGCCACTTTGCGTGTTCGATGAGCATAAATGTAGTGAAGGCATTGCACACCTTGAAGCTTACCGCAAAGAGTGGGATGACAAACGTGGCTGTTGGAAAGATAAACCGCTTCACGACTACACATCACATGATGCTGATGGGTTTAGGTATTTTGCGGTGAGTAGGCGGAATAAACGGAAGCATGCAGGAATGCTAGTTAGAAAACGTTAATGAGGGCAAAAATGGAAGTAAATCAACAACGGCTATCATTAGCGGTTAATAACGCATTGAAAGCCGTACAAAGAGCTAGAATGTCCTACGTTCAGTCGCTAGGAACTGGCAACACTAAAAGACCTCGGATATGGAATGAGTTTGGCTGGCCTGAAAATCTAAGCTTTGATGATTTTTACAGGGCGTATGATCGCAATGCGTTAGGCGGTGCTGCGGTTGATAGATACATATCTGGGTGTTGGATTGACTACCCTGAAATATTCGAAGGTGACGAGGAAGCAGACCAAGACGGTTCAACTGAATGGGATAAAGGCCTTAATAAGCTACTCAAAAAACATTGGGAGCAGGTTGTAGAGGCTGATAAGCGTAATTTAGTTGGTCGATATTCTGGTTTAATTATTCAGATTAAAGATAACAGGCCTTGGAATGAGCCTGTAGATACTAGCATTGTCAAGAAACTGAAAGATAAGGCCATTGTTCGCTTAATCCCTGCATGGGAAGCACAGTTGGATGTTAAAACTTGGGATGAAGACCAAGCAAGTGAAAACTACTCCATGCCAACGATGTACTCGTTTACTGAAATGGCAGTGGGGGATGATAGCGACGGGTCACCATCTCGAATAATTGATATTCATCCTGACAGGGTGATTACGCTCATCGAAGGTGCTGCCGATGGTAAAATGTCATCCGGCGTATCTTTGCTGAGAAAAGGTTATAACAAGCTGCTCGATATTGAAAAGGTTTCGGGTGGTAGTGCAGAGGGCTTTCTTAAGAATGCCAGCCGACAGCTCAATTACAGCTTTGGTGAAAACACTGACTTTACCGCCTTGGCTGACGCCCTAGGGACTAACCTTGAGGGGCTCCCAGATGCGTTAGATGAGCAAGTAAGGCGCTTAAACCAAAGCATTGACTCAGCTTCATTTATGCAAGAGGGAACAGCTACAGTGTTATCGGTTGCCGCTGCTGACCCTGAACCGACATGGCGTGCATTACTCGCTGAGTTTGCGGCATCAATCAACATGCCAGTTAAGGTGCTTATCGGTCAGATTACAGGGGAGCGCGCTTCAACTGAGGATATGAAAGATTGGGCAAGAACCTGTAAATCAAGGCGTGAAGGGTTTCTCTCGAAAGTTATCACTGATCTAATCCATCAACTTGGAAAGCTTGGCGTCATTGAGCAAAAAGACGAGATAACAGTAAGCTGGTCTGATTTGCTTGCACCTAGTCAATCTGAAAAGCTGGATAACATGAGTAAGGCTGCTGATGTTGCAATGAAGACGCAAAACTCATTTGGGCGCTCAGTCCTGATGGAGAACGAGATTAGGGCGCTTGGCGAGTACCCAACATTGCCTGAGTTTGAGAACAGCGAGCCGCCAGAGTCAGGTGCCAAAGGAGACCCATTAGTCGATGATGAAGAATCAAAAGATAGGGGCGCCGATAATACCAAGGAATAAGGCTGACCCAACACAATCGGGGCAGCAAGTTAGAAAGATGTTCCGTGATATTGATAATCGGTATTACGAGCTCAAGAAGGCACTCAAGCAACTCTTCGACCTGTCATTCACTGGTAGAGAGAAAACGCAATCACCCACTCAAAACTACATACTCGCTAAAAACGCACAGGATGAGCCTGATACGATTTTTAAGGTTAACGCTGGCGTTTATATATATGAACTAGCAGAACGTCCCACAGAGTACGCTAGATTCCTTGAAAGACTGCAATCAATACTTGATGACTACCTTCTCGAAGGTGGCGACGAGCGATTGTGGGCTTTTGAGTATGTGCTTGATGGGTATGAGCGAGGCACCCTGAACGCCTACACTAACTTAGCCATACAATCCGAAGTCTACGCACAGCAAACAACACTTACTTATCTATTGTCACAGCCAGCCTACCAGAATCAGGTTGCAGCGGCATTTATCTCTACATACAGCGATTGGCGCGGCTTGTCTGATGCTGTACGCACTGACCTCGCTAATGTAATCGGTATGTCGATAGCGCGAGGCATAAACCCACGCGAGACAGCGAGGATAGTTAGCAAGCGATTAGATGTATCGATGACTAGAGCAAAGGCTATCGCACAGACTGAGCAGGTAGGCGCACTTCGTAGAGCAAACTGGAATGAAACGACATGGGCTAGTGAAAGGCTAGGGCTGAAAACTGGCATCCTATGGATATCAGCGCTCAAACCAACGACTAGACCTAGCCATGCAGCACGTAGCGGTAAGATATTCACTGTTGAAGAGGCGGAGCATTTCTACTCAATCAATGGCAATCGCTATAACTGCTACTGTGCCAATCAACCAGTATTACTGAATGAAGACGGCACGCTGCATAACCCTAGCGTTTTAGACAGGCTCATTCAGTCTCGTGATGAGTGGGAAGAAAAGCAACAGGAAACAACAAGTAATTCATAAAGAGGCCAACGCATGAAGCTATCCAGCATTCATGTTAAATCACTGGCTGTCAATTCCTCCAATATCTCAACTGAAACTATCGATGGTGATGAGCATATCGTCATACGTGGCGTTGTGCCTGTCGTCGATGATGTTGTGATGAATGGGGGGTTATATCCAGCTAGTGAGATTAACAAAAGCTTTAAGTCGATAGAGGGGCGTCAATGCCCATATGGGCACCCTAAAATTGGCTCTGATTATGTATCAGCAGATATGCCGCGAGCAGTCAATCAGTATCACATCGGTGCATGGGCTGAAAACGTCCGTAAGGATGGCGAAAAGGTCGTCATGGACGTGAAGGTGAACCGTCGATTCGCAGACGGCAGCGAGAAAGGGAAAGAGTTCTTATCCCGCATTGATGACATTATCGCTGGTAACAACTCGGAGCCTATTCATGTTTCAACGGGGTTATTACTCCAGCGCGAACAGAACAAAGGCAAGTCAAAAGGTAAAACCTACACATGGGTAGCCAGAAACATGCACTTCGATCATGTCGCTATCTTGCCAGCATCAGAGCCGGGCGCGGCCACCCCAGAAGATGGTGTAGGAATGTTCGTGAATAGCGAGGGTGAGAAGCTAGAAACTGAAACGGCAGAGCTTATTGATGCAGCAAACTGCACACAGGAAGGCTTTTTTAACAAAGCTAAGTTCTTCTTCACTAACAGCTCACTCTCGTTTGATGAAATACATTCTGCATTACGCACCGCTTTAAAAGAAGTCTACCCAAAAAACGACTGGCCTTATCCAGAGAGCGTCTGGCCTGACAGGTTTATCTACTACGTGTCAGGAAAAACCTATCAACAAAAATACCTCATTGACGAAAACGGGCAAGCCGAACTCGTTGGTGAGCCTGTCGAGGTTGTGCGCAAGCCAACAGAGTACGAAGTTAAAACCAATAAGGAAACTAACCCGATGAAAGAAATCATCACAAATGCACTGAAGGCGAAAGGTATCGAAACGGAAGGTAAATCTGATGCTGAGTTGCTGGATGCCTACAACCAGATGAATGCCGAAGAAAAGAAAGGGGAAGCACCAGAGGAGAAATCTGAGCGTGATAAAAAAGAGAAGGAAAAAGATGCCGCGACAAATGCGGATGCCATTACAGCGGCAGTGAATGCAGCGATTAAGCCGCTAACCGATAAAATTGACGCTCTTGAAGGTCAGTTAAATGCCAACGCAGACAAAGAAATCAATGCTATGCGTGATGCTGTGAAAGCTAAATTCGGCATGTCCGACACAGCAGTTAATGCGCTAAGTGGCGACCCACTGAAAGAGCTATACGCAAAATGCAATGTATCGCATGGCTTGAATGGTTCATTCCAACAAGTCAATTCCTCTCAATCAGTTTCAGATATGCCGGAGTAAAACATGGTGAGCAAAAAACGTGTAATTCATGCGGGCGGTGTATTTCCTAACCCGCTATTAAATCGTGAAGGTGCGGCGGCAGTTGATACTAAGGCTGGCGTTATCGGCTTCTATGATGAGGCTACTGCTAAATTCACACCATCAGTTGATGGCAAAGAAGCAAATATTCTGTATGTGTCCAACTTTGATTATCTGCGCTGCCAAACGGTAGATGATGAAATCAAAACGGGTGATTGGGTTGTGGCAATTCAACCTATGCAGGGCATGTTTTTAAACGTACGTGCCGCTGCTGGCACATACAAGAAAGGCCAAGCGGTCATTGTTGCTAACGGTCAAATCACACTGGCAACTGGTGCAGAAGGTGAAAGAGTATTTGCCTATGTCGAAGAAGATTCAGCATTAACCGTTACGGATGGTGAGCTGGTTCGTGTTGTGTTCAAGTAAGGAGAACTGAATGTTTTATTTTTCAACTAGTCGAGCAACCGAAACAGGAAATCTCGAAGCAAACCAAGCGCAGTTCAGTGAATTGCAGTTAGCCCGTAATTCATCTGCTCAAGCGGTGGCTGATTTTATTTCTCGCGCTCGTTTTCGTGGGGAAAATGCACCGTCACTGGACGCAACAAATGCCATTGATGATATTAAGCGGCTTTACAAGGCATATGACCAGACTGTAATGGCTGAATTTCAGCCGACTACTGAGTTCACATTGTTAAATGACCTAATGGGGCTATCGCGCTCAGTTCGACTGGAAGAGTCGGTGTATGAATATGCGCGAAAAGGAAGCGGCGGAATTGCTCATACATCAATGAGTGGTCAAATCGGTGCGTTATTAGAAGCAAGTGCGTATGACTTTGATGGCACAATGGTTCCTATTCATGATACTGGCTTCAAGTTCGGTTTCCGTGACCCTATCTTTGCTAAAGGCTCGGCGCTGGCCTCTTTATCAGATGCGCAGAAAGACTCGGTCGATACTGTTCGTCGCAAGTATTTGGACTTTATCTGGAACGGCTTCCGCGATGCCGCAGGTAATTTCATTGCGTTTGATGGCAAGACATTTAAGGGGTTACGTAATGATGAACGCGTGGCTCAAGTGACATTGAATATTGATTTTACAACTGAGCAAGATGGCAAGAATATCCGCACTGAAATCATCAATCTGCGTGACGTACTGAAACTGCAAAACCTGCAATACGGTGAGCAAACTTGGTACGTGTCAGGCGAAATCCTGTCTAACTGGGAATCTGTCTACTTCGATGTTAACCAAACCCGCACCATTCTTGAAGAGGTCAAGAAAATCACGGGCATTAAAGACATCAAAGAAGATTATGAGCTGAAGGGTAACGAAGTTTTGATTGTTCCGCTTGGCGCTGGCGTTATCGCTCCTATTGTCGGTCAAGCTTTCGGTACTGTTGCTGACCCTCGCCAGTTCTACAACTCAGATTACATCTGGCGCACATGGGGGGCTGCTGGCCTAATGGTTAAGCAAGACATTGCGGGTCACTTCTCAGTTATCCACGCTAAAGGCGCATAAGGGGGATTCATGGCACTGGTAAAGGTTATCTCAAGTAACTTGTTTGCTGGTGCCAACCTCAAAAAACAAGAGGTTGGTGCTCAGTTGGAAGTCTCAGAAGAAACTGCTGAAACATGGCTGCGAGCTGGGCTGGTAGAGCGAATCGAAGAACGAAAACTCGAAGTCGCTACACCAGAGAAGAAAAAGGGCAAAGGTAAGGCAGATGGTGATAACACTTGATGACGTAAAGCCAATGATAGCCGAGCTTGGGTTTACATTGCCTGATTCCGTGCTGCTGTTGCTGCTGGATCAAGTGAATGCAAAATCTGAATGCTTGGCGGCTAACTATGATGAGTCTCTGCAAAAGCTGCTTCTAGTTTATGCGCTGGTTCGTCTTGCCTCATTGTCTGGCGCTCGAAAGATATCATCACAAGGCGCTCCTAACGGGGCGTCACGTTCATTTGCCTATGATTCCTCTGGGACGGATTATTTACTGAAACAGTTGAGAGCATGGGATACGGCAGGGTGTTTATCTACGTTGCCTCTAGCGAGTAAATCGGCTGGGTTCTTTCGTGTTGTGGGAGGTTGTCATTGAGCGCTACCGCTAATTGGTCATATACCAACATCGCAACAATTTACCCTGTCATTCATGGTGGCGGCGAGTGGGGGGATGAAACCACCTACGGGCTTCCTTATCTTATTGACTGCACATGGCAATCTAGCAATGAAGTTGTGAAAGATGACATGGGGAAAGAGTTTGTTACCAACAACGTATTTTTCACTGAGTTAAAACGCAACGGCGTAGATGCACAAAAGCCAGAGCGAGGTTTCTACATTGCCAAAGGCGATACCACTTCTCAATCTGACCCTAGAGTCGCAGGAGCTGACATCATCATCACAGTTAAAGAAGATGATATGAGCTTTTTCGGGGAAGATCCCGATTATGAAATAAGGACTTGATATGGCTGGCAGAGTTAGAGGGCTTGACAGTGCAAGGCGCAATACACGAGCGCTTATTAACGCAACAACAAAAAAAGCGGAAACAGCAATACATAAAGCGATCCTTGTCGGTGCTGAGCTGTCTGCTGTGTATACCCCCATCGATACATCAACATTGATTAACTCTCAGTTCAGAGAAACGAAAATAAACGGCACTCGGATAACAGGGCGTGTGGGTTATAGCGCAAGTTATGCGGTGTATGTCCATGATCCTAAAGTGAAGCAAAACTTTAAGCGCAGTTCAGCAAAAAAAGAGTTTTTGAAATCTGCATTTGAAGAGTCCGAGTCTCGCATACATGAAGTGATAACAAGGGAGCTGAGAGTGTGATTATTGATGATTTTCTTGACTACTTAAAGCGCGGTGGACTTACTGATGGATTCATTGTTCAACGCTTAGACTGGAAAGAGCGTCCAGAAACTAAAATCCAGCAATATATTGTTATCCGTCCTGCTAGTGGTTCTGGTCGGTTGGGTGAGTTGAGTGCAGATGATTATGTAGATGTTATTCTCGTGTCCGCACAAGATGACCCAATCCCCGCATTAACTCGCGCTGATGAAATACTCAAATATGTCGCGGCAAATCCTAGTGACTGTAATCTCAACTCAGTTTTTAACATGGGTGGGTTGCCATCAGGAATTGTAACCACAGAAAACCGAACGATATTCAGGCTCTCATTCCGCTGCTTATCATAAACAAACAAATCTCAAACTAGGTCGCCAATGTGCGGCCTTTTTTATTTTCTATAGAAAGAGGTAAAACATGGCTAACTGCCCCGTACAAACTAACAAGTTGATTGGGCGCAATGCAGTTATTCGTATTGCTCCTGGCTGCCCTGACCAAGTTCCAGCGCAGTCTGCATTTAAGCGGATTGGCGCGATTACAACAAAGTCCTTTGATTTATCACCAAATTCGATTACGTCAGAGGCAGACGATACAAAAGGCCTAATAGAAAACATTGTTACCAACATGGATCTCTCTATCTCATTCGACGGAGAGTATCGCAAGAGAGACAAAGATACTGACTTTGGGCCATTAAAGCTATTACAGGAGATCCCTAAAGAAGTGCAAATGGGTCGCCAGCCTGCTTATTGGGTGCAGATGGACTTCACTGGAGAGGATGCTGTTGTTCTTCAAGGGTATTTTGTATTCACATCTTGGTCTTCTGAGTTTCCAGCATCAGAAATCGCCACTTACTCGGGAGAGTTAAAAGTATCTGATGCTGACTCGATTGAATGGCTAGTTGAGGAAGTTGCAGTAACAGGAGTGTCAGTCACGCCCGCAACATTGAGCGTAAAAGCAGGTGAAACAGGCACGTTCACAGTTAACTTCACGCCAACAGATGCAACCAATAAGAGCTACACGGTTGTAAGTGATAAGACCAACTTTGCAACAGTAAGTAAGCTAGCGAATGTTGTCACTGTCACAGGCGTAGCAGCAGGAACAGCAAATGTAACTGTCACATCTGAAGATGGTGCGAAAACAGCTAAGTGTGTAGTCACTGTCACGGCTGCTTAATATTACAAAGGGTGCTTTCGAGTGCCCTTGATAATATTTTCAGGGGGAAAAATGGCAGCAAGAAAGGAATATGGCGAATTCATAATATCAACGCCTGACAAAGATTATTTTTTCAAGCCTTCATTTGATGCGATGACAAGAATAGGAACGCCAGAGCAGATTGTTAATGCACTTACTCTGATAAGCGGGGCGGAGGCTCAGGCATTAATTGCTCGCGCCAAACATGCTTATGGAGAGGTTCCTGATTGGCTATTTAGAGCGTTAAAAAAACCAGCCTACGGACGCAGCGTTTTATCAACATCAATGATGGTAATGCAAGCTTGCTGTAATGATGATTGCGATGAGCTGATAGGCGAGTGGAAGCCAAGTAGAAATGGCTCAACATACAGGCTAGGCAAGATGCCTGTCACATCCATAATTGTGTTGGCTAATGAGTTAATGATGCATGGCATTGTTGGCAAAGTAAAGGTTAGAAAGCTTCAGCGTAACGAAGGTAAAAACGAATTTACAGATAGCTTTAATGCCATTGAGTACATCAATGCTGCTCGAGCTCATTTTGGCATGAATCGCGAGGAAGCGGAGCAATTAACCATGACCGAGTTCGTCATGATGTTAAAAGCTAAATATCCAGACGAGAAGGGTTTCACGCGCGAAGAATACGACGAGATCATGAAAGCTGATGACCAGCGCAATGATGAGCTGATCAGTGGTAAGCGTCGGTTGGTGAGTAGGAAATAATAGTGACTGCTCCCCGCCCTGTCGGGCGAGGGTTTACGGCGGATTTTGCTAAGAGAAATAATAGAGTAAGGCTTCAAACTAACCCACTCCGGTGGGTTTTTTGTTGCCTGAATTTCTCAACTTATTGATATTGATTGATTATAGCGAATCGCGAGAATTGATAGCCCGTCTTTGGGCTTGTAATCCAGATCACATATCACGCCTCTTAACTGAGGCCTTTTGCTTTGTTTTGCATCTCCATCGGGATATCATAAGGTAAATTAATAAAAACTGAGGTGAGGGCGGGATGAGAAAGGTATTGATTGGATTTTTGCTAACGATTTTCTGTATATCAGTGCACGCTGAGCCAATGACAAAAAAGAAAATAGCATGGCTTGAAAGTCAGGAAGGGGTGAAAGAGATAGGTTGTAATGAGTATGAAGACAGCACTTACTTCACGGACAAGGATAAAACCTTCAAGATAGAGAAGTCATCTTTTAATGAACCGAGAATATTTGATGATAGCATTCTAAAATGTGACCTATCAGACAGTAGCGGAGTTTTAACGCTCCAAATTATAGAGTATGCGGTTGTCGATAGCGTGAAGGTTCGTATTTTTCATTCAGATGGTTCTGGGTCTGTAGGGGATAGGACCTACGATAAGAATGATAAGTCATGGGGGACTGGTTGCAAAAAAGATACAATGACTGATGATGTAACTTGTTATATTAAGCAAAGTGATATGAGTCTCTTTAGAGACAAAGAGGGGTATCTTATTAGGGTTGGTAGTAATCACTATCCTAGTAGCATTGCAAATTTAAGAATAAACAAGGATTCTCCGTACTCATCTGGTGATGATGGAATATTCAGTAGAGAATCATCTGAACAGATCATCAATAAGCTAACTCCAGCAGAATTGGTGTCAACAAGATACGTTGAATGGCCATATAAACGGAACGTAGATAATACTGTGGCAATGGATAATTATAACGTTGCAAAAAAATTTTAGATACAATATACGAAAATCATAATTGATTTAAATGGACATACACAAACCCTGCCAATCGGCGGGGTTTTTTATTTTAGCTAAAGGCCTCGTCGCGTTGACGGGGCTTTTCTTTTTCTAGGAGAAAGAAATGTCAACGAATCTAGGCGAGATAGTATACGACGTATCACTCGATGTTCAGCAGCTACTTGTTTCCCAACGTGTGCTTGAACAAAGGCTAGACCGACTTGATAGTAGCTTCGATAGAACATCTCGTTCAGTTGATAATGCCAGCGAATCGATGTTCAGTTTTTCAAAAGCGGCAATGGCTGTCACGTCTGCAATAAGTGCTGGTGTCATCATTAATGCTGTAGACGAGTGGGGGCAAATGGCTGCTCGTATAAAAATGGCATTAAACTCGGCAGAGGGAAGCATCGAAAAGTATGGAGAAATACAGAAGAGATTTCTTGAAATTAGCAATAGAAATGGTAAGGCTGTAGAGACAACTCAAGAAATTTACGCCGGATCTGCATCTGCAATGAAAGAGCTCGGCTATAACACAGAACAAACAATTGATTATATTGAATCACTTTCCTCTGCATTCACTTTAAATGCAACAAGCGCCATGCAAACAGAATCAGCAACTAACGCTCTAAATCGAGCAATGGTGACTGGTGTTTTAAAGGGAAATGACTGGCACTCTGTATTAAATGCTATGCCGTCTGTTGTGGGTAACATTGCCAAAGAATTATCTAAGTTACGAGGAGGGGTTAAAGTAACGGAGAACGATGTTAAGAAAATGGCAATGACAACTGGCGTTTCAATGAAGTTATTTATTGATTCCATGAGGGGCGCGAAAGATGAAAACAATGCATTGGCTGACTCGATGGACAACACTGTTGCAGATGGCTTCACAAAACTAGCGAACTCAGCCAAAGCATACTTTGGTGAACTTAATCAGGGCCTTGGGGTAACAAGAACAATGTCTGCTGGTTTTGCCGTTCTGTCAGAAAACTTTGATAAAGTTGCTTCGGCAGCAGCTATTGCTGCCATTGTGATTGGCTCAAGATACGCAACATCTCTGTCGGCATCGGTCAAAGCTAAGTTCTCTGATATAGCCGCAAGTACCGCACAAGCAAAAGCAACACATCAAGCAGCACTAGCAGATCAATACGCTGCTACAACAAAAGTAAGAAAGACTTGGGCAGACAAGCAAGCCGCACTAGCAGCAGTTGCTTCGGCTCAGGAGTCGTATCAGGCGGCTAAAGGGTCTTCGGCAGAAGCGCTAGCTCTAGATAACCTGATAGCAAAAAAAAGAATAGCAACAAATGCGTCAATAGCACACGCACAGGCCGAGAAAGCAGAGGCGGCGGCTATCGCAAACACCGCTACAGCAGCAAGGGCTGCTAGTTTCGGTGTAAATGCTCTGAAGTCTGGTCTGGCATTGCTTGGTGGCCCTTTAGGGGTTGCGATGCTGGCTGGAGGTGCTCTTTTGTACTTTTGGCAAGAGGCGGAGACAGCCAAACAGAAGGCATTAGATTTTGCTGATGCAATCGAAGAATTAAAAAACAAAATCAAAGAGATTTCTTACGAGTCACTGAAAGGGGCAATCGCGGACGCAAACGACTCCATTGATGAACAAAAGAAAGTTATTGAAGAGCTTGAGGACGAGCTAGAGGGGTTAAAAACTAAAGTTAAATACCTAAAAACAGGTTATCGCGGTTGGGTAGATGTGTCCTCTAAGCTAGCGGATGCTCAAAGGAAAGTAGATCAAAAAACTAGAGATCTAAAAGAAGCGCAAGACAAATTAGCAAGAACAACCAAATTTGTAACCATGGCTACTGAAGAGATGACGTCTCGAATGTCTGATTCCACTTCGGTATTTACAGAGTCAATCAGTAAAGGTAATTCACTTGCTCAATCTGCCGGCTTGTTGGCAGCTAAACTATACGAGGCTGCTGATGCGCAAAGGGATTTGAACGATGCGCAGGGGGAGATGCCAAAAACGGAAGCTGGTGAGAAATATATACAAAGCCTGAAAGAACAAAATGAATTATTGAAAATTCAGGACAAAACGCAGAGGGCTATAAAAAAAGCAGAAATAGAAGCAAAAAAAGTAACAGAAAATACAAAACAAATCGAAGAGGCTAAAAAATTAGCTGAAGAAAACGAGAAACTAGCTGAAGCAGAGAGAAAGCGTGAATCAGCAGCAAAGAAATCAACATCGTCTGACGAATCAGAAGCAAAGAAGCGCGCAACACAACTCGCCGAATTAGCCAACGCAAACAAAGTCGCGGCACTAGAAACAAAAGGCTTGCACAGAGAGGCAGCGATACTTGAAGCAGTTTTAAAACTTGGCAAAAAAGCCACGGAACAGCAGATTGCAGAAATAACTGAGCTTGCAGGGAAAGAGTTCGACTTAAAACAGGCCATCAAAGATAGGGAGGACGCTTACAAGCAAAATTTAGGACTACAAGCTGCAAGAGAGCAGAAGTTAGCATTAGAGCAACTAGATAGGCAACTTAACGCTAATCTAGTCACGGAGGAGCAATATCAGAAACGTCGAGCTGAAATAAATGCGGAATACTCTAAGAAGATTGCAGAGGAAAACGCCAAATCAGTCATAACACCTACGCAAGAAATGGCAGGTCAGTTAGACCCTGTTCAACGATTAGCTAATGAGAACGCTCAAAAACTCGCCTTAATCCAAGAGTATGTTAATCAAAAAGTTCTTACTGAAGAGCAAGGCTTAGCATTAATGAATGCTGCTAATAGAGAATATGAGCAGTCTAGATTTGATGCAATGTGGGGGCTTTGGAAGGGTCAGAATGATTTAAACAACCTCATGGGAACTGCGATAGATTCATTGAGCAGCGGAACAGCAACGGCGGTTTCGGCTATGTTATCTGGAACGCAATCGGCTGGTGACGCTATGCGTAACTTGGCTAACACAGCCTTGAACGCGATGGTACAGCAATTAATGCAAATGGCAGTTCAGGCGCTAATTACCAGAACAATACTAGGTACTTTTATGGGCGGACTGGGTGCTATTCCTAATATAGCCAGCGTAGCAAGTAGCGTTACATCACTGTCTAATATTGGTGGCATGGGTATGCCTACTGATTTTAGAAGCTATGGCGGAGGTCGTTACAATGGCGGATCAGTAAACCCAAATAGTTACTATCGTTTTGGTGAGGGCGGTAAGCCAGAGATTTTACGGACAAGTTCTGGGAAAAACTATCTCTTGCCTGGTGAGGGTGGGAAAGTAATTCCTAACAAAGACTTGCAAGGAGGCGGTAGCCTTCCTCCGATTATCAATGTTTATCAACAAGCCTCTGGTGCAACAGTTGATGTATCCACTGAGAAAGGTTTAAATGAACAAGATGTAATTAATATTGTTGTCCGCAGCATTGCAGAGGGAAGAGAAGTAAGCGGAGCAATGGCGACTTACCATAATGCAAGCAGGAAAGCTCTAGGAGGTTTTTAGTGTCATCACTAATTTTTTATATTCAAGAGGATATGGCTTTTATTGCCATGGATACATTAGCAGTTACAGCAGAAGGCAATCCTTATCTATTCACTAATAAATTCACATACCTCCAGACCCTAAATACTGTTATCTGTGGGTTAGGGCTTGGTGGATTCGGGTCTGAATGGGCTGAAAATGTAAACAGAAACATGAGGGTCGCTGATATAGAGCACTTGAATTATTTCTCAGAGGAAGAGCTTAGAAAATTATATGCGGAGTATTGCCAAAGGTATAACTTATCAGGTACTGAGAGCTCAACTATTTATCACATAGGATATTCACAAGAAGAAGCTAAAATGGTTGCTTTCGCCTTTAGATCACTTAATAGCTTTAAGTGCGAAAGGCTTCCATATGGAACGGCAGTTAAACCAGAGTGTGAGATTTTAGAAGGTAACCTAATCGAGAATATTCCGACCATGATGCAAATGCAGCGAGACATCCAAAAAAATCAACCTGAAGATAGTCGCATTTATATAGGTGGTGAGGTGAGAGCTATTCACTTGGAAAAAGATAAAGCCACATATTACAATCTTGGTGAGTTTAATGACTACCAAGAAAACAAGCGCTATATATTTGGATAACCCGCTACGGCGGGTTTTTTAATGGATATCACATGGAAATAATCGACTACCCTGAATGGTTCCCGTTACCACAAAAAGCGGATAAGAACATGACGTTTGACACTGGGTTTCGAACGGACCAGCCTCAAGTTGGGGCACCGATATTCCAGAAGCTAACGGATGACATTAAAACGGTTTGGAATGTTAAATGGATATTCCAACTAGGTGAAGAAAGGGCTTTTCAGCAATGGTTGAGAAGCCCTAATTATTTGGATAACTGTACTAAGTGGTTCAGGATGCCGATTAATCTTGGTGGTTCTTGGCTGCAACCACAGGAGCTTCACTTTGTTAGTTATCCAGTGCAAACGTCGATTAATGGCAGCGTAGTAACTTGGACGGGCTCGGTTATCTGCCGCAAGCTATTTAATGAAGATGACGAGTTTGGCGATTTAATCGTTGAGATACCGCCGAGAGATTGGGGTCTACTCGATATCGTTGTCACCGAGCGTCTACCTCGATGCAAGGGGGGGGAATGAAGTTAAGAGAGTACAGAGCGCAACGACCGATGCGCACATTCTACGAAACCATCCAGTTCTATCACCCATCATTCGGAAACATTCATTTAGTCAGCTTGCAGATAGAGCCTAAGGTATTGGGCGGTGTTGAGTATCAGCCGTGTAACTTTGAGCTAGCAGAGAGCCAGCAGAGTAAAACGCCGATTATCGATGCGTCGGTTAAGTTTAGCCGAGTCGCGCAGGACTTTAAGCAGCAGCTCAAGTTATGGCGGTCAAATACTCGAATGAAGCCAATTATCGCAACGTTCAGGTTATTTGACTCAGCCGACAAAGATAATCCGATAAGCGAGTGGTCGCTGTACGTGAAAGACTGCTCACTTGATGCCGAATCGGTCACTGTCACGCTGTCGATGAATAACCCGCTGAATAAGAACGTTGGGCGTATTTACACGATGGAAGAGTTCACAGGCTTGGAGACGGTTTAATGACGAAATTAGAGTTTATTAATCTGATGATAGGCAAGCCGTGGAAGAATCGGGCGTGTACGTTTGAGGCGTGTGATTGCTGGGGCTTAGTGGTCTTATATTTTAGGTACGTACTGGGTACGGAAATTCATCATGATGCTGGCTACGAATCGGACCATGATTTTGTAACTTGCTATGAGAATGAAGTCGAATTCTGGCAACGTACCGACCACCCAGTAGATGACGGGATATTCATTGGTTATCGCGGCTCTCAGCCAGCTCACATCGGGTTAATTATCGATGGCAATGCATTCCATAGTCGCGGCGAGAATGGGGCTGTAAGAATGGACAGGCTCATTGTGCTTGAGAAGAAATTCACGAAATTGGAGTTTATGAAATATGCCGATAGTTGAAATTCAGCGAATAGCGGGAACACCTAAAGAAAGGGTCGATTTAACAGTCGGCTCTTTTTTTTATAGCGATTTCCTAGTGCATCAGCAGTTGCATACCGATGTGGTGATTATTGTTAACGGCCGTGAGCTGCAAGAAGATGACGAGTTAAACTTTGAGATATTACCTACTCACTTTATTCAAGTATTCGACCAGCCAAAGGGTGTTATAGGCGATATCCTGAATCCAGTGTTTAACCTTGTAACAAAGGTATTCTCGTTTCTAGCACCGAAAACACCGTCATTTTCTGCGGCCGAGTCGAATGTCAAAGATAGCCCGAATAACCGACTCACAGGGCAAACGAACGTTGCTCGAGCATACCAAGCAAGACCAGAAATTCACGGTCAAGTAAGGGCATTTCCCGACCTTATCCAGCAGTCTATGTTTGAGTATAACAATAACCTCAAGACAGTAACCGAGTGGCTAAACATCGGTATTGGTGAGTATAAAACGGAAAGCATCCGATTTGCTGAGTCTGATTTCACGGCGATGGCAGGCGCTAGTTACAAGATATACAAGCCAAAAGAAGTTATCCCGCTGATTAACGAGGGATTTGAGTTTCCTGATATCGACGGTCAAGAATTGCCGGGGCCTAATGAAAGCAAAGATATCCCACAGCAAACCGCAACCGCTAACGAAGTGGTTTCAGGTGAGATAAAAGGCGGTGAGGTTGCGATAAAAATCGTTAAGCAAGATGAGTTTGAATACTTCTACGAACTGACAAAGCCACGCTCCATCTCAATGACTGTGAATGTGAGCTACGACACGCCGCAGGGCTCTGTAACTAAAGATGTAAAAATCGACGCTCAGTTAGTTGATGCTAAAGAGAGTGACGATGGCTCATTGATTAACCCAGTTGAGTATTACGAATTCTTCTTTACTAACCTAAGCGGAACTGATTTAGCGCAACTTCCACCTAATGCAGTAGTGAACACAACGAAATTCATTCTGTATGACAATCAGTTTTTAACAGTGGGCCCGTTCTTTTCCCCTGTTGATGGTGACCAAATGTGGATCCACTTACAAGCGCAACTTGGTGGAGGTGATAACTGCAATGCAACTGTCGAAATCTGGAAGGTAAATGCGGATAACGAGGAGATAGCTGGCACTCGTCAAAGTTTCAATACTGCACTAAGCGCTAACAACGGCGCGCGAGTTTATTACAAAACAGACAAAGTAACTCTTAATTCAGGGCGTGGCCGTTACGCTGTGCAGCTCACTCGTCGCAATAACAGCAGCGACCAGAGCATCATGAAAATCGAAAACGCTCACATTGTCCGAGTTCGTGAGAATGTCGTTTTTGAGAATGACACGATTGTTAATGTGTCAGTAAGAGCCACCGAAGCGCCAACAGGAGCAAGAGAGCGCAAGTATAATTTATTGGCCACGCGCATGGTTATTTCGTATGACCGAGCATCAAAGCAAGTTGATTATACGCTCAGGCCATCGCGGAGTTTTGCTGATGCAGTGCTGCATACATGGTTAATTACTGCTGGCGAAAGTGAGAAAAATATCGATATCGACGGGCTGTATCGGATTTACGATAGCTTGCCTGATGAGCGCCTAGGGTATTTCGACTACACATTTGACGATGAGGATATTTCCCTTGGTCAACGCATCGAAACTATCTGTAATGCTGCGAGAGTAACTGCTTATTTCGATAATGCAGTCCTTACTTTTTCCCGCGAACAGTCCAGTGAATTCCCAATGACCACATTCAACCGTTCTAACATCACAGGTAACGACATGAAAATTTCCTATGACATGTCGATGCCAAGTGGGTATGACGGAATTGAACTTGAATATGTCGAACCGGTTCGCAACAAGAAAGACTATATCCGATTTCGAGTTGATGAAAATGGCATTACGGAAGGGTTATCACGCACGCCGAATAAGATTGTTTTGCAGGGTTGCCGAAATCGCTACCAAGCAATGGATAGGGCGCTGTTAGAAGCTAATCGACTCATTCACCAACGGACAAGTATCAGTCTGACAACTCTTGCAGATGGCGGGAATGTGTACCCGTCAGACATGGTGCTGATAGCCGATACTTACGACTCAAATCAGCAAGCAGGTTACATAACTGAGAGAAAGGGAGAGGTATTCACAACCAGTGAGAAAATCAAATTTGATGAGGAAATGTGGGTGTATCTCACTGACTCGATGGGTTACACAACACAGAAGTTCAAAGCAGAGCCTAGACAAGATACTGAGTTCGGCTTTATCGCAAGTGTGCCAGAAGATATCGAACTCAATTTCTACGATGGTTATCAAAAACAATCACCGTCTAGATATGTGATAGCAACATCAGTTGAACTCGAAAGCATCAAATGGGTGATAACTGATAAACGCCCGCTCGGTGGTGAACGCTACACAATAACCGCAACCGAATATTTCGACGCAAAACCAGACTATAACGCGTAACAAACTAAAACCTAGCCCGTCCTTGGGCTGGGGGGTTATTGCCTTTCAATTGCTTTGATAAGGCTATCTAGCGCCTTGATGATTGGAGTTAAGTCATATGGCCTTATAAGTTGGTCATTCCACTTACCCCCATCGTATTTAGGTGTGTATTTTTCCTTTGCTATTAAATACTGTTGCCATGCAGACCATATACGCCTCTTTCTTCCTTTAGTGGCAATGCGGGCAAGAATAAGAACATCATGCTCTTTGATGGTTTCATATCTAGTAGGACAGTCATCAACGAGTAATTTTCTTTCGGTAATAGCTTTTTGATAAACATCATCAGCGACTTGATTAAATTCTTTCCGCTTGTCTCTGTATAGGTTAAATTTATGTCCAACATAAGCACCACAAAAGAAACTGAACGCGGTCCAAATCAAGCCAATAATTAGCTTTAGTGTTAAGCTTTCTATAACAATGGAGATAACCGAATGCATATAGAACACCTGTTATTCTTAATTATTCCAACCATTGCATTTATAGTTGGGTTTATTCTTGGTGGATTTAACAAGCTAAGGTTTTAATATTTATCCTTGTCGTAAAGCTTAGTTAAAAATAAATAACATAAAGATGACGAAAAGCACTATTGCACCGATAATCTCGCCCGTATATTTGGCTTTTTCTTCGTTTATTGCTGCTTCTTGGTATATTGCTGCGGTATTATCGTTAACCCGATTAGTGATAGCCTCGGTCTCTTGGGTTAGAGTGTTTAATATTTCCATTTGAGCATCCAGTGGTTCATTGCTGATAAATAAATTAAATCTATCGCTCTCATCTAGTGATGATGTGTAAATATCTCCACCACTTTGAATTAGTGCGACTTGGTGCTCATGAAGCCCCTGAGCGTAGTTGCGTATCATCTGGCGATTAGCTGAGTACCTAGTTATTCCATCTTCGCCAGTATGCTCTGTATAGTAATCAGATGGGGCACCTTTGATTGTGAATTCAGACATGACTTTTCCTTGCATTAAATTTCAATGTTATTCGTCGTTATCTAGGTTTATTTTTTTCTTTATTCGGCTAATTTCATATTCTAGAGAGTCCACCTTTTCAGCTAAATCTGAAATGGTAAGTACATGAATATGCTTATTTCTTTCTGCCCAAGCCTCAAGCGCAGCGGTCATCTCTTGGTTTGATGATCTACCGTTAGCTTCTGCTATTTCTGCAATCCTTTCTTTTAGCTCTACAGGTAATCGTAAATTTACCTGTGGATGCCTGTATTTTCTTTCTGTCATACCTACCTCTATATATTTTTTTATAGATTAAGTAGGTATCTATTGACTATCAATGCGTACCTATTTACTATGTATGCGTACCAAATACAAAAGAATACAAGGGTGAACTATGAAGAAGTCAAAGCCATCAACGGTTAGATTCCCAGAAGAGATTAGAGAGTTGCTTGAATTTTTAGCTAAAAAAAATGATAGGACTTTCAGTAAAGAGATAGTTAGCCGAATCCGTAGAACCTTGGAAGAGGATGGATTAGCTTGCTAAAAAAAGAAAACCCAACTTGCGCGAACAAGCTGGGCTTAGGGTTAGCTCGTAAATAATAGGAAAACGAACTATGAATACTATATCAACAATTAACGTACCTTTCCACGGCGATAATTTATATGTGGTTAATTACAACGGTGAGCCGCATGTACCAATGAAGCCGATTGTTGAAGGTATGGGGTTAGATTGGAAAAGTCAGTTTAGTAAGATTAAAAACAGGTTCAAATCAACCATGGTGGAAATCACCATAGTTGCCGCAGACAGTAAAGAGCGCAATATGATTTGCCTAGCTCTCCGTAAACTTGCTGGCTGGCTTCACACTATCAGCCCTAACAAGGTAAAACCAGAGATCCGCGATAAAGTAATCAAGTATCAAGAAGAATGTGATGATGTACTTTACGAATATTGGACTACTGGTGAGGTTAAAAAGAAAACCAACTTTCGCCAATCAACAGCCAAAGAACTGATCCCACTACGTCAAACCGCAGAGCGTTTAATTGCTCACGGCGTTGGTAATATTTACCCTGATATCTGGAAACATGTTCACAAAGAGTTCGGCGTTGAACATATCAATGAATTATTACCAGAGCAGATACCGCTGGCAATTTCTTATCTTGATGCTTTGGAAGGCGAATACATTCCCAAAAAAGACCCAAGGGAGACTACTCACCTCTACGTTAACAAGGATAGAGATATCCATAATATAAATGCGCTAGCGAAACATTTCGAAGCGATTTACACAGCATGGAAAGTCGAATTATATCCTGCCCTGAGTAGCGTGGATTCCCCATTAGCACCAAGATTATACGACCGATTCAAGGATGGGTATTCATTCCTTCGGAGGTTGCAAGAAAGCCTTAACGGAAAACATCCTGTATTAATCAAGTAAACATAAAGCCCAAGGATGGGCTTCATATAACACCAAACTAACACTCATATCTTCTAATAGGAGAGGACAACTTATGTCTACAGTACCAACAAACAAACCTGTACCAAGTAAAGAAATGCGTGATTTAGCTTATAACGCAGAAAGAATTGATGAGTTCGTTACATCATTACAGCACGAATATAAAGATAGATTCGGACAGTGCCACCGAACTATCGAAGGAATTAACTGGGTTGCAACTCAGCTCATTGAGCGATTTAAAGTTGAAATGGAGCAGGCTATTTTAGCCGCTGGATACGTACCAGTTGGCACATTTCAAGAGGGTGCAGAGTTATCCAATAGGAATGAAACAGTGTTATGGAAATTGCCAGATGGTGATGGCGACCACTACCGCTGGGATGGTGATTTACCCAAACTAGTACCAGCAGGCTCAACTCCACAATCAACTGGAGGTATAGGCAAGGGCGCGTGGGTTAGCGTTGGGGATGCTAGTTTGAGAGGGGAGTTATCTGCTAGTGATGGGGCTAAGCTAATTGGGGTCGAAAGTGGCGGCTCATTATTTGAAAACATCAATGCAACTACTATAGAGCAAAAAGGTGCGGAGCAATCGAAGGAGGATAATGTTGCAGAGATCCAATCAGCAGTAAACGATGCAACGTTCGGACGAACTTTGATTGCGAAAACAGCGGTTTATCATATTAAGTCTGCTATATCGCTGCAAGATAGGAGGGAGTTTGCTGGCAGCGGGGAGGCGTCAGTAATTAAATGGGATGGTGGGAATGGTACCTCTGAAAACCAATTAAGCATAATTAACGCAAAAAAAGCAAATCCAGCAACATCAGCCGTTGCAAATACAAAACTCCGCGAAATGATGATAGACATGAATGGCGCTGAAAATGTTGTAGCTGTGAATGCTCAATATTTATCAGTGCAATCATTATTCGAAGGTGTTCGTGTTCAGAATCCCGGTACTGGTAGTATAGGTTTTTATTTGAGCAAATCTTGGTATGCATCAATGAATAGAGTTTCTGTACGCGGAGTGGAACCTAACAGGACTGGATCTGGGCTGTATATTGACACAAAAGTAGGGCAGGTTAACTCAGTACCAATCAATATACAATGCTCCGCTTTAGATACAGGGGTTATTCTGGATACTCGCAATAACTATATGTACGACGTAAGATTAACTGGCCAAGTAGAAAAGTGTAACGTCGGTCTTAGGCATATAGCTCGACGCGGGCTGAGAACAGCAACTATTAGTATGTACTTTGAGGAGAATAAGGTTGCTGATGTCATTTGGGGACAAGAGAATGAAGAGCCCGGAACTGGGTACGTAGAGCAGTCTCAGCAGATTATTTGGGATGGGTGTACATTCAATCCAAACAACTCAAAAGTCATTTTGTGGGAAGGAAGACACTGGTTTAGAGCGATTGATAGATTAAAAACTCTTGAAATCAATGGCAACGCTAGGGTTCGAATTGATGGTGGGGCAGGTATATCAATTGTAAACAACACAGGGCTTCCTTTGAATCAGGTAGTTGTGTACTCGCCAACTCCAACGTATCGACCAGCAACAAATAGCAGCGCAATAGGTGGTGACACTCAATATATTCTGGGTCGTCAGTTCAATGTGACATCAGCGGCAGGAAGCGCCTCGTTTGACGTATCTAAAGTTTTCAACAGCATTGGGACTAACGGTCAAAATGCAAAGTTTGAAGTCCTAATCAGACGTACATACGAAAACAATTCCCCGCTTTGTTATTCTGGGTTTATTCAAGTTAATTCATCTGGTGAATTCGGGTTGTATGTTCTCAGTAAAACAGCGTCAGCTGCGTACATTGAACCTACAATTGATACGCAAGGGATTTTGACATTAAAAGATAACAGGGCAGGCACGTCAGTATATAGCTTGATAGTGACGCCTAACTAGTTCAGTTCTAATCCATCCGGTATAGCCGGATGGATTAATTTATTTATTTCTTGTGTATTTGCGAGCAACCAAATCATTAAATTCAATTGTTTTAACTTTTTTTGCAGGGACCCCTACATATACAGAGTTTGAGTCCACATTTTTAGTTACTACTGAGCCAGCACCTATTTTGGATTCACTTCCAATAATGACATCTTTAATAATGCATACACTAGGGCCTATGTATACATTATTACCTATTGTCGCAGCTTTTCCGTAATTAAAGCCGATAGTTGTAAACTGACTTAGATTAACATTATCACCAATAACCGCCGTTGGGTTTACTACAATAGGTCCACCATGGCCAATATACAGGCCATACCCTATTTTGGCGTTTCTAGGTATATCTAACATGTACTTCCTAGATAACCTGCGGTGATTAAATATTGCAATAACCTTTATTATTTTATTTTTTGATTGACATAACCTAAACCAAAAAGAAAAATGAAAGCTTATACTTCTAATATAGTAACTAACTATATTTTTAATATTAACGTTATCTTGCCCAATATATCTACCTAAATCACTTTTTATATAGTCAATCGGTTTCATAGATCACCTACTTTCTTTTGTTTTTTTACCATTAACGAAGGGATTAGTGCCAGATAAAGAACTGGGAACATAAATGAAATCTTACTTATTAAAATGCAAGCAAAAAGAAGCTTTGAACTAACCCGATTGATTTTATAGAAGAGATAGCAGATAGGGATTATTGATAAAATACCAAATTTTAGGTATATGAAATTAAATAAACCAGCATCATTTAATGCAGCTACCGAGTAGTCGCCGTACGTTATTTTTGCATACAGCTCTGAAGGGATATTAAAAAAACCTGACCCAAACAAGTTAAGGTTACCATGCGTGTCAAAGTAGATGTAATCTAGAAGCTTAAATCTAGAGCCTGAAGTATTTTCAACTTTATAAATAAAATCATCTATGAAATAAAATAGAGTATCACTATAAATAATACCCATAACAATAATAGCAATAGCTGCTATTGAAGCATGTATCAATTTTATTTTATTGAAATAAATTGAAATAGAAACAAAGAAAAACAAAATAATCCCGATTGTTGAAAAATTAAGAAGCAGTGTAATAATTGCTATGTTTATTATTTTTCTATTAACATTAAGAGCTACTGCTGACGCTATCACACAAGTCATTGCTGACGCATAAGTGGACGGTTCTACATAAAGGCCAGTAGCTCTGTATTTAAGTACTCCAGACAGTGCACCACCGAGTATGTAGTTTATATACCTAGATGCCTCACCAGTTACCGGCTCAACAAAATCTATATAATACCCTGTAACATAAACTGTTACTAATTGGAGCATGAATATTGACACATGTAGTATTAATATAAATGAAATAGAAAACTTTAAATCAAGCATTCCTTTTTCAGATTTACATATCCTATAAATTGAAAAAACAATAATAAATAAAATAAAAGAAAATAATAAGTTATTGGTAAATGAGTTTCTTGATGCATCTGACACATCTATAGATATAGTGAGAAAATAAATAGATGAGAATAAAATGAATAAAAAATACGTCAAAGTAGCTATCATTTCTCCATTAGATATCTTTGTGACATCATGCAGTGAAGCCATGTAAAAAACCAGAAGAAATACGGCAGGAATGTATACATAAGGCGTATGATTGAGAAGCGATAGTAAAAATATTGCAATTAATAGTATGTATTTCAT